GAAGCGGCTATCAAAACCGGTGCCTCTCTTGTGATACCTCTCGATGTTTCAGAAGCATTAAAAGTATTGGAGGGATAGGTTATGGCTTTCTACGACGAATGGTTCTCCGACGACGAAGAAATGGGAGATCCCTCTAGTGCAATAGACTCTGAGGCAGAAGCTGAGAAAAAGCGAAAGGAATCAGAGAGATATGTGGCTTTATCTGATGAGCTATATGACAACATAAACTTAATACCGGAGTTGTCTGACGACAAATGGTGGAACACTAACTCTGATGATTATAGTGCATCTGCTACTGCTGGAGCTATAGGTACCTTGATGGCAACGGTGTTGTCTACAAAACCAATGGACGACCACAAATTTAAGATACTTCAGGCGGCATCGGCCACCAATGACCAGATAGGGGCGTTTTTATCCAAAAAAAGACAAGAAAATAAAGAAAACGCCACAAAAATGCGTCAAGATGTGGCCTATCAAAAAAGAAAAGACCTTAATATCTTTGATCGTGTTTTCGGGGTACCGCAAGAAGATTCTGAGAAAACAACAAAGGCGATAGAGCGACTAGAAGTTGCAGAAGATAAACTTGATGATTCCGATGCTGAGATCTTTGCTGACGCTGTGTCTGGTACTTTCCCCCCATTCTTCAAAGAACAGTGTTTCCTACTGTCACAGATACCTGCTTTTGCACATTACAAAGTTGGCATACTAGATAAGACAAACTTGGCAAAGAGGATGCCATATACATCGTTGCCGGGCTCTGACTGGGTGAGGGCAGAACATAACGCATGTCTACAGGTTGAAGGTGATCCGTTTGCGTTCATGAACCACTTAACTCAATTTCCGGGTTACGGAGATCTACTGAATATCAAAACAAGCGAGATTTCAAACCTACAGCCGATGATTAGGTTATATAAGATAAAAGCATATGCCGATGGAACAGAGGAGGAGTTTGAAATACCATTCGACTCTTATTTTACAAAGAGAGATCTAGCTTTATTTAAGGATCGCACTAAGCGTGGCGCTGGCGTCGGTATACAAGATTTTACTTTTTCTTATGAGGCGGATAACCCATTTGCCCTCAAGAAGAGCATAAAGGCTTCTTTATCTATTTTTGCAAATGACTTTGATGAGTTGCTAACTGAAAGGCAAACAGGCCGTAATCACACTTTCAAATATGTTGATTTGGCTCTTAAGACAGGTCGTTCGTCAGCTTCAAAAGCATCTGCCACTAAAGCACAAAATAATGAAGAATTGTCAAACAATTTAGATAAACTTGACTTCCGCCTTAAGGCAGTAGTTGGCTGGGCAAGCAAAGCCAAGGACACTTCTTATTCTGGATCCGGTAGGAGCATCATAAGAAGCGAAGTAAAAGACGCTATATATAATTCGTATGTTACGTTAAATTTAACCCCAACTGTTCATGACTTTGACATTGATGAAAACGGAAGAGTCGTATTTAAGATTCAATATCTAGCTTATGTTGAAGACTTTTTTGATCAGCCGTCATTTAATATATTTTCAAGTACTGAGCCAGAGAAGCGCCGCCTGGTTCGAAAAATCAAAACAAAAGTGTTTTCCGAGAAATGCGAATCAGAGCACCGCCAAGAATTAAAGAAGTCATCTGCTTCGGAAATAGATGATGACAAGAAAATAAGCCTTGCCTCCATCGTGACAGATTTATCCTCTAATGGTAAAATAAGATTTGTTGATATCACCGATAAACAGGTACGAGAAATGCTACGTCAAGGTCCGTTTTATAAAATGGAAGATGCATTGACATCAAGTGATTTCTCATCTCCCGCACCTACGGACACGGAAGATCTAGCTAATTCAATGAGTCAAGCTATAATTGAGAATGACTTAGGCGACAATGAAAAGAGACTAGAAAGCTTTAAGTCTATAGCCACAGAAGACACAGACGACATACAAACAGTTCCGTTCTTCTATGTTAGCGATCTAATCGATGTCATATTGCAAAATATAGGCACCACATATGGCAAAGATCATATGGCCAACTTTATCTCTAATTTGTCAAAGGATCCGGGTGAAATTCTAAAAACACCTACTGGTCAGATTATCCATGGAGCAGCAGTTGATGCCATTTTAGAAGAAGAAGCCGAGAATGTCCGAAAAATGGAGACACAATTTAAAAAACTGCGTGTCCTGTTGGGCCCACTAGAGATTAAAGACCAATCAGATATAAATAAAACTATCTTGATTTCTATGGGGGACTTGCCTATTTCGATAAAATATTTCACTGAGTGGATGTCTCGCAAAATGGCCAAACGAGGTGAATCTTATTACCCATTGCCCAAATTTTTGAATGATTTCTTTAATAATCTTATTAGCGAATTTCTGAATGAGGAAGAATGTTTTGGCAGTCAAGCAAAGCAAAGAACAAGAGTTAGCCAAGCTTCCTTGACTTCGTACAAAAATAGATCGACTGGCGTAGATGAAATAACTGACCTTACATTGGGTCCAGGCCCATGGCCCATAGACTGGAAGAATCGACTTACACTAGGTGATGTAATGAGTAGTCGACCATTGCTAAGAAATATCTCTGGCAGAGTAAACAGCCCTGCTTCGTCGGGTGCTGTCGGTGAAGAGATCAACTATTTAGCTTATTATGCTGGCCGCTCCCAGCCATCAGAGAAAATGAATGGTAATATTGTTAGAGATCACTCACGAGGCATATTTCATTATTCTGTGGGAAAGGATAGAGGAATAGTAAAAGCAATCAATTTAAAGAGGACTGACTCAACTGGTCTCAAAGAGCTGAGATTCGAACAAGATGGTTATGATGGCCTTAGTCAGTTAAGAGAGGTCTATGATATTGATATAAAGACTTTCACTAATGTCAATGCATATCCTGGGGTATACATATATGTAGATCCAGCCGGCTTTTCTCCGTCTGTCAGATCAAGGGCAGATTTGACACAAATAGGCATTGGTGGCTACCACATGATAGTGCGATCAGAGCACAGTTTTGGTCCTGGAAGAGCAGAGACATCAATATCGGCCAAATGGGTTGCTAGCATAACGCCCAAAGTGCACACTGAATTGGACAATGTTTCGGAAAAGGATACAACTAATGCCCCCTCTTGGTGCAGCATACAGAATTCAAAAGAAGTAGTGAGTAAAAGTTGATGGCCAAATACAAAAAGAATAATGCCGAAAAGACAATCAAATTATTTGATGAAAGAGTGATATACAACGATACGCTACAGAGCCATAGAGAAAAATACTCAACTCTGACTGATTTTAACTTTGGCGAAAAACTGCTATATGGTCGTGTAGATAGATTCAATGTGCCACTGGAAATAGTCAACAAACGAAGGCTCAAGTCGATTAAATCAGTTTCTGGAAATCGAGATATTCGTGTGTTGAATTTTGTGGCCGATGCTTTTTCAGATTTAGTTAGACAATTCGATAAAAAATCTTTGTCTGGCGAAATAGGCACCCAAGATCCATTCTTGACATCACTACGGGCATTTAAAGGCTATCAGGACATCAACAAAGAATACAGCAGTTACCACAATTTGCATGTCGACATATTATCGAAAGAGATAAAAAGAAGAAACCCTCAAATAATGAACTTTACAGAATTCACGACCGCACTGATTCCCGTTTTTACGCGCTCGTTAGAATCAGTGCCTTTGACCAAGATATCTTATATTAAAAGTCGTAGATGCCCAATGAATGTATCCGGCTTAGTCATTGATATAGCCAATCTCAAATCCACTGACGACAGTGAAAAGATTAATAAGTTTATCAATAGCCCCAATTGGGAGTTTTATTTAAATGCTTGCACCACATATGGATTTATGGTAGACAAATCTCATCCTTGGCGATTGGTCGCCGACATAGGCTCCAAGCAGATGCAACAGTATGCAGCCAAATACGACCAGTCAGAAACAGATCTTGTTCTGTGGTCGTCTTATAATTCTTCTTATTTAAGTTCATTTAACAAGTTTGTTATCAGTATTCGAGACATATATCACAACTCTATCAAAAAAACTGTCACATTTACTTCTGAATGTGCTGGCAAAGTTGTCACACATTACAAAAAACCATTGACTTATACATCGGAGAGCTTGAATAAACATTTTTCTGAACGGAATATGTTAGAATTATATTGTAAGTTGCGACTTATTGAAGAAGAAGGAACAATGCCGAAAGAAGATAAAATAAAACTATTGTCTGACACTCTTCAATTGTATGACAATAAGGGAATAAAAGCTTCTTTGTTTGTGTTTGAAAGAATAGCCAACAAACCATTTGACAAATCGGGTTCGTTGAGTTATATTGTAAGGAGAATAAACGCACGTTCGGAGGAACCTTGATATTTCAAACACTAGACGACAAATCAGATTGCGTTGGAATTTATGTTGATGGACAATTGCACTTTGACCACATACCAGCCAATTTAACGAAAACATGGAGATATACTCCGTCGATAACGGATTCAAGTGTTGAATATGCTTGGCTTTATGTTAACGGAAAGACACTAGAGGACGCTTGCTCACAAGAACAAAAGGAAGATGTCAGTCGCATCCAACGTACATTTAGGGCATATCTTAAATCTTTTCAGCTTGGCCGTATCAACTTGCGAGAACATTGTTTTTATGATCTTGTGCCTCATGACTTCTTAACAGAGTTCTGCGAGATTAAAAATAAAGTCACACAACACGTTTTTGACAACTACGAGCGCCCCGCCAACTACGATCATTTAGCATCAATAGAGAGATTACTCTATAAGATAAAATACCAGAATCTAAATTTCGATAGTTCTAAAGCCCGCAACCTATTTGTTGGCTATAACACTCGCACAAAAGCTCGTGAGTTTATGAATGGCCCCAAACACATTGACTATAATCTATTTGGAACTGTCACCGGTAGGCTAACTACAAAAACTGGCTCTTGTCCGATTCTAACAATGAAGAAAGACTTTCGTGCTTTAATTCGCCCCCACAATAGATGGTTCTTATCTCTAGATTACAATGGAGCAGAGGCACGCACTGTGCTTGGCTTACTGGGCGTTGACCAGCCAGAAAAAGATATCCACGAGTGGAATATGGAAAACATTTTTAGAGACCGTAAGATTGACCGTGAGGCCGCTAAAGTAAAGTTTTTTGCGTGGCTCTATGACTATAATTCTGATTCGACCGCCGCAGGTGTTTATGACCGTGAGAAATTACTTGACAAGTGGTACAAAGATGGTTATATTAGCACTCCAATGAACAGACACATTAAAATAGATGAGCGTAGGTCATTTAACTATCTAATTCAGAGTACAACTTCTGATTTGGTATTAGGGCGTGCTGTTGCAATAGACGAGCTACTAGCGAACAAGAAAAGTTTTATTTCCCACATTGTTCATGACGAGATAGTTGTTGATTTAGCTGAAGAGGATCGTTATCTTGTTCCCGAAATACAAGAGGCATTTTCTGTCAATAAACTTGGATCATTTAAAGTTAATCTAAATATTGGAGAGAACTATTTAGACTTCACGAGGTTGGATATATGATTTCAATAGTCGGAATAGGCAACGGTGCCTCAGCGATTGCTGAAAAGTTCAACTCAACGAGCAACTACGATGTATATCAAATGAGCAGTTCTGTAGCTCGGTCGTCGAAGAGGAAATATAAACTAAAAACATATGCAAACCCAGAGGACTATGAAAAGAACATCCCCGACCTCACTAAGTTTTTTACCGACATTAACGATCACGTACAAGTGTTCGTTGTTGGCTCCTCGTTTAGTTCGAACTATGTTTTGGGAATACTTGAGCAGATTAAAAATAAAAAAATAGAAGTATTCTACATTAAACCAGACACAGAACTTTTAACAGGAATGCCGAGACTAGTAGAGCAAGCAGTCTTTGGTGTATTACAGGAGTACGCAAGATCTGGCCTTTTGTCATCTGTGACTCTTATTTCCAATTTAAAAGTTGAAGAGGTTGTTGGACAAGTGCCCATTAAAACATATTTTGATACGATCAATAATTCAATTTTTTCGACTGTTCATTATTACAACTATTTCACTCATGCTGATCCAGAGATAGGTGTTATATCGAAGCCCAACGACATTAACAGAATAAGAACAATTGGAATATTAAATCCAAAAACTTTAGAAGAAAAATGGCTATTTGACCTTGACAACTCGCGAGATATGTGTTATTATATATGTATCAGAGATGAGGCTCTTGAGACTGATGGTGGACTCCACCGAAGGCTAGTAGATATTTTGAAGAATAAACCAAAAAATGCCTTTAAGCACATTTCGTATGCCATTTATGGCACCGAACACAAACAAGACTTTGGCTTTGTCGTGGCTAATACAAATGCGACACAAAAACAAAAAAACCACTTGACAAGCTCGTTGAATGGTGATACATTAGAGGGGTAAGGAAAGCTTACACCCGAACTCAAGCATAACAAAAAAAGGAGACTGCATAATGAGTATTGATATGAAACTGATGAGAGAGAAACTAGCTTCACTACGAGGTGAAGGAGCGAAGAAAGACCACGGTCCATTCTTCAAGCCAGACGAGGGCGAAACAACCATTCGTATCGTCCCAACTAAAGACGGCGACCCGCTTAAGGAAATGTTCTTCCATTACAATGTCGGTCAACATAGAGGCGGGATTGTGTGCCCGAAACGCAACTTTGGTGAAGCCTGTCCGATTTGCGAGTTTGCTTCCGCACTATGGCGCGAAGGAACAGACAAAAACGACACAGAAACGAAGAATCTCGCAAAGAGCCTATTTGTTCGAACCAGATACTTCTCCCCAGTCCTTGTCCGAGGCCGAGAAGAAGAAGGAATTAAAATTTATGGTTACGGAAAACAAGCATACGAACTGTTGCTTGGTTATATCCTTGACCCAGAGTATGGCGACATTACTGACGCCAAAGAGGGCACTGACATCGCCCTAACATACACCAAGCCGAATAAGCCTGGTGCATTCCCTCAGACAAGTCTGAAAATGCGACGAAATACATCACTCTTGCTCGAAGACGATGAAGCGATCCCTTCCCTCCTAGATCGTATGCCCGACTTCGACTCGCTATTCGAGCGACAGACCAAAGAGCAGATTGATGCGATACTTGATGAGCAACTTGCTGGAAATGGTTCTGCCGAAAGTCGAAGTACGGAAACCACCAAGTATGCCGCTACCAATTCTGGTGGCAACGAAGTAGACCGAGCCTTCAACGAGTTAATGGCCGGCGCATAGTTCATTCTTGAACGCGACCGATAGCAGACCGGTCATGAAAATAGTCTGCTCCGTTTATACACTTGGGAGGCTGCGTAGCCCCCACCCGCAGGAAGGCATGGGGTTACAGATGCCTTGCTATTCTATATGTAAAGGAGGACATTATGAAAACATTGATGATTACAGTACTTACTGTGGCGCTATCTGGCTGTAACGGCTGTAGCGATGCTAAAGATGACACAGCAGTAGTAGATACAAGCAACCCTACCGCAGAGTAGTTTGCAACCGCAGGAAGGCACGGGTCTACAGGTGCCTTATTTTTTATTATAAGAAGGGTGGATAAATGAAACCATTATTTATGTGGGCAGGTGGAAAGACCAAAATGCTCAAGAAGTACAAAGAACATCTCCCCGACTCATTTGAACACTATATTGAGCCGTTTTTTGGCGCAGGAGCCATGTTTGTGTGGGCATATAAGCAGAACCCAGAGGCAACTTTTGTTTTAAATGATATCAATGAATCGATCATGAATATATATCGAGCCATACAACAGAACCCAGAAGAGTTTATGGAAGTAATGGATAACTATCAATCCGAATTTCTACCTCTAGATAAACCAGAACGAAAAAAGTATTATTATAACCTTAGAGATCAACATGCATACCACTATGCTGAATGGTCTGCAATCAAAGAATCTGCAACCTTATATTTCTTGATGAAGACAGGCTTTAATGGCATCTGGCAGATCAACAATAACACAAATGGCAGATTCGGTACTCCCTCTGGGCTATTGAATCAAAAGGACAAAGTTTATGACAAGGACAACGTATTGGAATGGCACACGGCATTAAAACGGTGCAAGCTTATGTCGGGTGATTTTGCCGACACTTTGGGCGAAGTTAAATCAAACACTTATGCTTTCCTTGATCCACCTTATCGCGGCTCTTTCACGAAGTATGGCGTCGACTTTGATGACGAAATCCAAGAAAAAGTTATATCTTTCTTAAATGACTTGACTTCAAGGGGAGCACATGCTATGATGAGTAATAGAGACGTAGGAGACAACTTCTTTGAGGAAAGAGTGGGAAAGAATGATATGGTATATTTTGATGTAACTTATACAGCAGGAAGGCGAAAGAAGACTACTGATGGCTTTGAGGCCAAGAAAGCAAGAGAGATTTTAATGATAGGGAAGATTCAATGAGTAAGAAAAAAGAAACTAAAGCCGGTCGGGTGTCAATGAAAGACCTAATGAAACTTGTCAATAAGAAGGCAGGTAGAGATGTTGCCCACGATCTATCGGGCAACAACCCCACAGAAGTCAAGGAATGGATCCCGACCGGCAGCCGATGGCTAGATTCTATTATTTGCAAGGGTAAGATGTCCGGTATTCCAGTTGGGAAGGTCAGTGAGTTGGCAGGGCTTACATCTACCGGTAAAAGTTACATGGCTGCCCAAATCGCCGCCAACGCCCAAAAAATGAATAAAATCGTTGTTTATTTTGATTCTGAGTCGGCCATCGATCCAGACTTTTTAGAACGTTCTGGCTGCGACTTGTCGCGCCTGATGTACATTCAAGCATCGTCAGTTGAGTTTGTCCTAGAGACAATAGAAGACTTACTAGGTGCATCAGAGGAACAGATGGTTTTCATTTGGGATTCGTTGGCATTCACGCCGTCAATCTCAGATGTGGAAGGTGACTTCAATCCTCAATCTTCTGTCGCAGTAAAAGCTCGTATTCTTGCCAAAGGAATGTCAAAACTTATCATACCACTTGCCGACAGACAAGCAACTCTGCTTATATTAAACCAGTTGAAAACAAACATTCCACAGGGGCCGATGGCGCGACAGATTGTAATGACGACTCCGTATGTCACTCCCGGTGGCAAGGCTTTGCATTATTCATACTCATTGCGCATATGGCTTACAGGTCGTAAATCAAAGGCTGCCTTTGTTCAAGATGAGAATGGATTTCGAATAGGCTCAGAAGTAAAATGTAAGATTGAGAAATCACGCTTTGGGACACAAGGTCGAAATTGCTTTTTCAAAATTCTCTGGGGAACAGACAATATCGGCATCCAAAATGACGAAAGCCTATTTGAAGCAATAAAGGGCTCTAAGAGGGTGTGCAGTAGGGGAAGCTGGTATCATATCGACGAGGACACCGACAAACACATTAAATTCCAACCAGGAACTTGGATGAAGCAAATGGCTAAGCCAGAGTTCAAGGCATTAATACACGAGATTGTAGAAGAACATATCGTCCAAAAGTTCGACAAGCGAGAAGGCAAAGCAGCCGACTTTTATGAAGATCCTACCGACAAAGACGATAAGTAGAGACTATTTATGTCCGAGAGGATAAAAAATGAAACATTTGTTTGAGAATTGGAACAGTTACCTCCAAGAAGAAGAATCTGATGAAATGATCTTGTATCATATATCATCATCGCCAGACATTACCGAATTAGATCCAGAAATAGCCGCCAAGAATTTAAAGAACTACACGAAAGCAGAGTACCGAGCCTGGGATCGTCCAAGAGTTTTTTATTTTACACAGATGTCGCAAGAAGATGCAGGTGTCGGCAAGATACAAGGAGAGCATGCTTACGAAGTAAAAATAAAGAGTTCCGAGCTGTACCCAATCTACGAAGATCCTCTAAAGCTATCCTTCCCGGACAGCAAAAAAGAGTACTTGGAGATAAGAGAGAAAGAAACAAAGAAGCCCAAATATTATCCTGTAAATACATTTGAAATGGTGGCCACCATGGCTTCACGAAAGCATGGAATGAAAGGGTTTATCTATCCGCAGGACAAAGATCCAGACACTACGATAGTGGCTCTGTGGGAGAAAGTCCCTGCCACTAAGTTAGCTGATGATTTTTACGGAGACCAAGAATGAAGAAAATAATTGAAAACTGGAAGAAATCAAATATCAGAGAATCCGGCCTGAGCAGAATACACCAACACATTTCAGAACACGAGTCTGCAATTATCACAGGACACCGCAATTCGCCGCGTTCACGTCACCAATGTGTGCTTGATGTTCCATCAATAGGGACAGAAAAGGATGAAGATGCGGATGTCAATTTTGAAAGGAATAGAGCTCTGCGAGCTATTTTGCTGAAAAAGGGATTTGGTGTAACTACAATAGATGGCTCTTATATTGAGAATTTTAATTCAAAAGATAAAAAGAAGCACCCATCTATAGAAGTTGCTGAAGAGAGCTTCTTTGTTGTAAATTATACAGATGATCCAAAATTTGCTGACACTTTAGGATCGTTATCGGCAATGTTTTGTCAAGATTCGGTGCTGATTATTCCACGTGGAGGGAGAGAAGCTTATTTGCTAGGAACCAATGAAGCTTGGCCTGGCTTGGGCAGAAAAGAGCCTGTTGGCGATTTTACTGGCGGAGAAGAGGCAGAATTTATGAGTCGTGTTAAGCGTCGCCCATTTGTTTTTAAAGAGGTATCTGAACATCTGGAGACTTATAAGGGCTTATCTCGAAATTCTAGATGGGCAGTTGCAAAGATTGCCGAAAAGGCCATAAAAGAACACTTGACAAACAACAAAAAATAGATTATAATAATAGAGTAACCATAGGAGATTAAATGGACACTTTAATAGGGCAAAAGGTTTGGACCACGTATGGTGATCTGAGCCTTTTATTTGGAACGGTGAGAGAAGAAAAAACAGAGGGCGGCTGGAAATATGTCAAGGTCGATTGGATCAATGACGAAACACGCCAAAAATACAACAACTGGAAAGCCGATCTTCGTAATGAAGGCTTGAATCCAGAATACGATTGGTTTAAGTGGAGCTCAATCCGCAAATTAGACGTCGACTCCATGATCTCAGACTTACAGAAGGTCTAATGGAAAAACAACGAGTACTAATCATCGATGGCCTGAACGCATATTTACGAGCTTATATAGTTGATCCTAGTTTGTCTCTTAATGGAAGCCCAATTGGCGGCCTCAAGGGCTTTACGAAGATCTTACAGAAACTTGTTCGTGTCACTAAGCCCAGTCAGATCATAGTCGTATGGGATGGCCCCAATGGCTCTAGGAAGCGCCGTACTATGGACAAAAAATATAAAGCGGGTCGTAAGCCAGTTCGATTAAATAGATCGATACGGAACCTTACAGAGAACGAAGAGCTACAAAACAAAATGTGGCAACACGCTCGTATTGTTGAATATCTTAATTCGATGCCGGTGATTCAATTTATGGTGCCAGATATCGAAGCAGATGATGTAATTGCCTATTTGACTCAAATGTCATATTACAAAGGCTGGCAGAAGATTGTCGTCTCTAATGACAAGGATTTCATGCAGCTTTGTGATGACGAAACTGTCTTATGGAGGCCAACAAAAGATGAGTTCTTAAATTCTGGCAGAGTTGTGGAAGAAACTGGAGTTCACCCAACAAACATGGCGTTAGCTAGGGCAATTATTGGTGACAAGTCAGACAACCTTAAAGGCGTCAGGGGCGTAGGATTCGGAACAATAAAGAAGAGATTTCCATATCTTGCAGAAGCCAAGGACTACACGCTAGATGATATTGTTCAAACTTGCGAGGAGTCAGAAAATAAATTAAAAGTCTTATCTCGCATAATTGAAGAACAAGATACAATACGCCACAATTATAAACTAATGCAATTGTATGCTCCTCAGCTTTCAATACAATCAAAACAACATGTTGAGTATACCGTGAATAATTTTGAGTGTGAGTTTAATAGAACAGAGATCATTAAGATGATGAATATCGATGGCTTTGGGGAGCTAAATTGGGAAACACTGAGGACACATTTGGCTCTTATTAGTCGAGAGTGTTCAGAGAAGCGAAAAAGAGTGACTTAGTGCTTGACTTTGGTAGTGAGCGTGTTATAATATAAGCTACAATAGACAAGTGAGGAAAGATGTCACCAGCAAACATAAACTTCGGCAAATATGGCAAATCGTTTCAAGAGGGATTAGTTCAATTAATCTTTGAAGATCGTCCTTTTGCCGATCAAATAACCGAGGTATTAGATCTCGACTTCTTAGAGCTTGAGTACTTAAGGCTGTTTGCAGCCAAGGTGATCAACTTTCGAAGTAAATACGACAAGCATCCATCAATGGAAGCAATGATCTCGATACTCCGTACAGAATTAGAAGAAGAAGATGAGACAGTCAAGCAACAGGTTTTAGATTATTTTAGTCGCATACACAACAGAGAACCAACTGATGTAGAGTATATCAAAGAGTCGTCGCTAGAATTTTGCAGAAAGCAGAATTTGAAAGAGGCGATGCTGAAGTCGGTAGGACTGCTACAGACTTGTTCCTTTGATGAGATTTCGAACACAATCAATAATGCTATTAAATTAGGCTCAGATAATAATTTTGGTTATGATTACCTAGCCGACTTTGAAGCTAGGTTTGTTCCAAAATTCAGAAAGCCAGTGACAACAGGGTGGAAAGAAGTAGATGGCATTACTGGTGGTGGACTTGGGGTGAGTGAGATGGGGGTTGTCATAGCTCCCACGGGTGCTGGTAAGAGCATGGTGCTGGTCCACTTGGGAGCACAGGCACTAAAAGAAGAAAAGGTTGTTGTTCACTATACAATGGAACTACAAGAGACAGTGATAGCAAGCCGCTACGATAGCTGTATCACTGGCTTCCCTTTGTCAAGCTTAACTTCTTTCAAGGACGAAATATATGAAAAAGTAAAGGGCATCAATGGCAAATTGATCATTAAGGAGTATCCAACCAAATCAGCTACAACACAGACGATCAGAGCACACCTATCTCGGCTTGTAAAGCGTGGAATTAATCCAGGAATGATAATTGTTGACTATGCCGATCTTTTGCGCCCAGTTGTAGTGAGAAAAGAAAAGAGAAATGAATTGGAGTCTATTTATGAAGAGTTGCGAGGAATCTCAACAGAATTCAAGTGTCCAGTTTGGACAGCTTCTCAAACCAACAGATCGGGCCTTAACGCCGAAGTAATCACAATGGAGCAAATATCTGAAGCGTTCAATAAGTGCTTTGTGGCTGACTTTATTCTCTCTATCTCAAGAACCATTGAGGACAAACAGAATAACCAAGGCAAGATGTTTATAGCAAAGAATAGGAACGGCCCAGATGGGATAATTTATGATATTTTTATGGATACATCGAATGTGTGTATTAAAGTTATGCCCCGTGCTCAGGGGGCCATTAGCGGCGTTTCAGGGGGTATGCCTGCCCTCGGGGCGAAACAGCAACAAGAATTGTTGAGACAAAAATACACAAAATTGAGAAAGAAGTAGAAGGGTGTCATAACACTGTTTCGCTAGCGAGAATTCGGTTTTTGATCTTTTCATTTTTGAGTGTCTATTTACACAGGAGAAAGAGATGAAATCTAAAGCTTGCTCAAAATGCAAAACAGAGAAAGCCGCAGATGAATTTACAATCTGCCGTTCAGTAAAGTCGGGATTATCAAGCAGCTGTAAAGGGTGTCAACGCGAGTGGAGAATGGAAAACAAAGAGAGGCTTCAGATCGAGGCCAAAAGATACTACATTGAGAACAAAGAGAAGATCTCCAAACGGGTTGCTGTTTGGCAGAGTGAGAATCGAGAGAAATTCCTCCGTGATAAAGACACTTGGAGAACCAAGAACAAAGAGAAGATTGCAAAACAGAAAAAAGAATATTACAAGAAGAACAGAGAGAGTATTAGGGCTCGTGCAGCGGAATACGAAAAACGCACCGCCGAAAAAACAAGAGACCGCAAAAGAAGATACAGGGAGGAGAATTTGGATTTATGCCGTCAAAGAGATAGAAGAGATGCCGCCATTCGGCGTACCAACCCAAGTTACAAGCTGCACAACAACATCTCCAGGCGAATTCGGGCGACAATAGGCGATGCCAAGGCTGGCCAAAGTGTTTTCGAGCATCTTCCATACACCCCACAGATACTCAAAGATCATATAGAATCACAATTTGAAGACTGGATGAAGTGGGAGAATTATGGAGTAATCTCCAAGGAGAGAAGAACTTGGCATATTGATCACATTTACCCCCACTCCATGCTAGCTTACGACAGTATGCAGCACCCCAACTTTCAGAAGTGCTGGGCGCTGGAGAACTTGCGCCCTTTATGTGCGCTTGAAAATGTTAAAAAAAGCAACAAGATTATCAAGAAAGGAAATAAGAAATGAGAACAGAAGAGAACATACGCAGGTTTCGTCTATCGGAGACGTTCCTAGAACCATATACATCCGCCGAAGTCCCCTGGGGCCCGCTAGGGTATGTGACATTTAAGCGCACATATGCTCGACGCCTAAATGAATTTGAGCCCAACGCAACAGGCACAGAAGAATGGTGGCAAACTTGTCGCCGTGTTATCGAAGGAATGTTTAACATTCAAAAGAAACATGTTGTTAGGCTTGGCCTTGAGTGGAATGATTCAAAAGCACAGCGAACAGCGAAAGATGCGTATGATAGACTTTTTAATCTCAAGTGGACACCACCTGGGCGCGGACTATGGATGACCGGCACAAAGTTTGCCGAAGAGCGAACAGGTGCAGCCCTGTTCAATTGCGGCTTTAGAACTACAGCCGATTTAGCCACAAAGGGTGGATACCTTTACGCTTGGATTATGGATGCCTTGATGCTAGGAGTTGGTGTCGGGTTTGATACACTTGGAGCTGGCACAGTCGTAATCAAGGAACCAATGTATACAGGCGATACACTTATTATTGAAGACTCGCGTGAAGGCTGGGTTAATTCTGTCCGTCAATTATTGGATGGGTTCTTGTTGGGCTCACAAGTGCCAAAGTTTGACTATTCCGCCATTAGAGCAAAAGGCGCTTTGATTTTGGGCTTTGGTGGAACTTCGAGTGGCCACGGTCCCTTAAAAGAACTCCATGAAGATCTAATTGGGCTTTTAACTCCCAATATAGGCGAACCTATTACGTCTGTGGATATCGTAGATATTGAAAATATGATAGGTCGTTGTGTAGTAGCTGGTAATGTTAGACGGTCTGCTGCCCTTGCTATTGGCTCCTACGACGACAAGCACTACTTGGAGATGAAAAATGATCAAGAAAAACTCTATCACCACCGATGGGGCTCAAATAACTCATTTAGTGCTGTTGAGGGAATGGACTACTCTTGGCATGCGAAACAAACTCAGACTAACGGTGAACCAGGCTATATCTGGCTAGAAAACGCTAGAGCATATGGTAGAATGAAAGATGCTCCAGATTATAAAGATAAAGAAGTGGTTGGGTTCAATCCATGCGTAGAGCAAAGTCTCCATAATGCTGAATTATGCTGCCTAACGGAGACATTCCCCGCAAAGCATGAAAACTACGATGATTATTTAAAGACGCTCAAGTGTGCATATATGTATGCAAAAACAATAACATTGACCAACACACATTGGCCAGAAACTAATGCAATGATGTTGAAGAACAGAAGAATTGGACTCTCACAATCGGGCATTATTCAAGCTTTTAATAAGTTCGGCAAACGCACAATGTTTCAGTGGTGCGATGATGCCTATAAGCGAATAAACGAACTTGATGAAGAATATTCAAATTGGCTCTGTGTCCCAAGGTCGATCAAAATGACTTCAATAAAGCCCAGTGGCACCGTCAGCCTCCTAAATGGCTCAACCCCAGGGATCCACTACCCAGAGAGTGAATATTATATTCGTCGTATCAGATTCTCACAAGATTCTGAAATGTTAAACAAACTAGAAGAAGCTGGATATACTATAGAGAAGGATGCCTATTCACCTAATACTATGTGTGTAGAGTTTCCTGTTCAGGAGCCCTTCTATTCAAAGAGCAAAAAAGATGTTTCAATGTGGGAACAACTTGAGACCGCTGCTCAATATCAATACTATTGGGCGGATAACGCAGTATCTGTGACAGTAACTTTCCAAGACAATGAAGCTGACTCTATTGAATCTGCTTTGGAGATGTACGAGACACGCCTAAAGGCAGTTTCTTTTTTGAAATACCAAGAGACAGGCTATGAACAAGCACCATATGAACCAATCACACAAGAGCAATACAACGAGATGATAAAAAAGATTACACCAATCACGAAGCTTGAGACCGAACAAGAGGGCGCTGGCGAAAAGTTCTGCACCAACGATTCGTGTGTATTGTGAGAGAAAGATGAATTTTAACCATCTCATAACAGAAGAATCGAACAAGAAAGTATGTCACTCACTTGGCCACAAAGAGTGCTATTACCAGCCTGTTGGCGATCCCAGAGCCATGATTGGCGACAATATTCACATTCAACTATCGTGCCGCAATTGTAGGCGCAGACAAGATATTTTTCTCACTGAGGAAGATTTTAAAACACACAAAAGGACATTAAGCAATGAAATCGGTAAACTTTAGCCCATTAAATCGTCACCTATTGATAGAGATGAATTCGGGTAAACAAAATGAGACACCAAGTGGTATCGTACTGCCATCGGATTACAAACCAGAAGAAGAGCAATATACGGTAGTAAAATTGATTGACTGGGCAGATGACGTAAAATTCAACACAGCTCTAAGCAGATCGTCCAACATTGTTGTAGACCGGAGCATGGTAGAAGAGATCACGTTCAATGGCTCTTCCTACCAGGTAGTTCTGGAAAATTATGTAATGGGTATCGTTGAGTGACTAGATAAGTATCGGATCTTGTCTCATTTTGTCTTTGTATTCAAATAATGAACTATTTACATCAGTAGCGTAATAAAAGGGGGACTTTTGTGAATGGATAAAGACTTTTATAATAGGGCATCGGCAGCTCAATTAGGATGGAACCCATCTTGGTTTGGTGAAAAACACTTTGATGACAAATTGGTGAGAGCAATTAAGAAGTGGCAACGTAGTCACCTTATTGGTGTTGACGGCTTGTGTGGTCCAGCAACATTTCGAAGAATGTGGACTGAGCGCCAATCAACAATAGACAGGCACAAACCAGAAGATCTTCAATATTCCAATTATATTGTTTACAACAATGACTTTGTTCCCATTCGATGGGATAAGGTTGTTTTGTGGTCTGAATGCGGAGGGATGAAGGCCAGAGACAACTCGTATTACGATTATACTGGTCGCCCTAGACGCAAAGTGAGATACTTCGTGAATCACTGGGATGTTTGTTTGTCTTCTCGCTCTTGTCACGGAGTTATGGGCAAAAAGGGTCTCTCTATTCACTTTATGATCGACAATGACGGCACAATATATCAAACGCTAGACATTCAACATGCTGCCTTTCATGCTGGAAGTTCGCGGACAAATAGAGCATCTATTGGAGTAGAGATATCAAATGCCTATTATCCGAAATATCAAGACTGGTATAAGAGAAATGGATTTGGCGAACGACCGATCATCGAGGGCGCAAGAGTCCACGGCAACGAACTAGAACCATTCACAGACTTTTATCCAATTCAAAAGGAAGCACTAAAGGCGTTATGGACAGCAGTTCATGAAGCGACAGGGGTGTCGTATGAAACCCCAGTGAACCAATTTGGTACATTCTCTAAAGGATATGAACAAGAGGTAGCTTATGGGTCATTTTCCGGCTTTGTAAGCCACTATCACATTAGCAAGCGCAAAATTGACTGTGCTGGTCTAGATATCCAATCTCTCTTGAAAGAGGCTGAACAAGAAGACCGCATTGAGCGCTCCACACGGGTATGTGAGAGTGATTAAGATATTCTTTCTATTGATGGCTTGTTCTATAGATCCTCCGGAGGACATAAAAGAAAAAGAGATACCTACCCCAGTAGAGTATATTTTAGAGGATAGCTCAACCCCTACGTTTCAGTTCCCGACAGCTAGAACGCCAAACAGAAAGGGAAAATGGTCAACACCTCCAGATATAATCATCTGTAAGGAGCTAATGTTCAACAGAGAGAGAGTTTTTGAATCGGTTAAGTTTTGGGAGTCTCTTGGTCACGTATTTGGAGAAATTTATGATATTCGCTGCGATTTCTTAGAGATGAAAGCTGGTGCAATATTCTTAGTTAATCCAGGAGCAGGATATGACTTTAAACACCTTTCGAACACGATAACTACGTATGCTGTTTTTAAAGATGGCCATAGGGAGATCGTGGCAGCACAAATTAATATGACGTTTAATGCCAAATCGACCAAGAGAATACTAGAGCACGAAATAGGACATGCTCTTGGATATCAACATATCTCTAGACGTGGCCACATAATGCACCCAAGGATAGAAATGGGAGGTAATGGTTCTGATGGATTGCGGGTAAATAGTGATATATGAAGAGATAGTCATTGGAAGTTCCTTGCGGGCAGTTATGTTTGCATTTATACACTCGATTCCCCTTGTGTTTACCGAAGCTGAACGTCCTTTCAGGTTTGATTATTTACCAGAAGACTTAGATCTATCTTGTATTGGAATCGAAAACACAAAGATAGAAGTAAAAACTCATGGCGTACCATTAATATTCGGGTCACAGAAGGCGATACTTTGGGAAAAGATGATATTCATAATGTCGATGCGGGGATTAGTTCCATTATCTGATCTGTGTTCATCAATGCGACATAGAGAAAATAAAATAATATGCTCAAATGAATATTCCAAAATAGCTGAAATACAGTTCGATAAGTGTTATTTTTTTGGTGACGCCGGTATTACACACATATTAGAGCAAAAAAAGGTTGCAGATGACAAAATAGTGTGTTATGATTATATAGCATTCAATCGTGGAGGCAAGCATGACATTGACTACATTGAAACAGAAGATGATTTTGTTAAACAAATATGGTTCTATCCTACCGATAGAATTGATGGCAATAGTAGCGTTAAAGATGTTTGTGCAGTGTCTGTGATGTCACGAGAAGATCCTTCGATTTTCGACTTTTCGGAAACAATGGCTAGATTCAAAGTAGTCAATGAGATGGAAAATAGGGGAATGCGGGGACTCTTTAACGGATATTGCCCCAAATATGGATCACCCAAGTACTACAAATTTAGAACTTCATACATCACCAGAATACTACGGAACAAAAATGAAAAGATTTGGATTGAGACAGAAAATATCAAAAGTCCTCGAATTACGGAAGAGGCTTTATACCCACTGCTATCAGAAGCTTGTTTGGCCTACGATATACTTTTAGAGAGGTAGACTATATGCATGTAGCCGGAATAGTCCCTGTGGCCAATTTAAAGAGTGACTTTCAGCTAGATACTCCAGAAATATTATTGCCAATAAACCCAGATTACACAGCAATCCAAAAAGCTGTATTTGAGTGCGCTATGGCTGGATGTAAGACTATCTGGATTGTCGCAAATGACGATCTCGCTCCAATTATTCGTAAACGAGTTGGTGAGTGGATATACGATCCTGTATACTTATATCGCCGACGAACAGATCGCGGCCACAGAGAATATCGTAGAGAGATACCCATTTATTATGTTCCGATACGTCCGAAAGATCGTGAGCGTAGAGATTCGTACAGTTGGTCTGCTCTATGTGGAATGCAGTCAGCCTATATGACGGCGTGGTCTATTTCTAAGTGGGTCATTCCAGAAAAGTTCTTTGTAGCCTTCCCGATGGCTATGTATAACATATATGATTTGCGACCCCATCGTCTAGAGATATGCGATAGTAAGCACAATTTCTTTCTGACATACAACGATATGACAATTAGAGATGGCTTGCCTTTGCCATTTACAATGTTTGGTACAGACTTTAAAAAATGTCGTAATGCAATAAACAAAAATACTACAAGAGAGTATTTACCCCCACTGCCAGGTGAGCACATGCCCAGCCGAAAGAGACCATTGGCAGATCGATGGTCTGCTCGTCACTTGAGCATCAAAGAAGTATTCGCAGAACTAGAGATAAAAAAAACATCACACAAGATGATCTTGGAGTGGTATTACGATATGTCGAATTGGTCGGAATATTGTAACTTCCTTGGCTCAGACAATAACATAGAAACACCAGAAAAGCTATTGACAAACCCACACAGACATGATAAAATGTGTATAGAAAAAGGGGAAGAATGAAACGTACTAAATCAACTATTAAATTTGTTGGCCTTCATGCTCACAGTGTCGCAGGGTCTATTTTCGACGCATTGGGATTACCAGACGAACATATGGACTCTGCATATGCCAACGGTATGGATGCATTAGCACTCACTGATCACGGGAATGCTAATGGTCTCTCTTATCAAGTGTTGCACGCAAAAAAGATGGCAGCAGAAGGTAGAGTATTCAAGCCCATTTTTGGCTGTGAGGCTTATTTTATTCCATCTATTGCCGACTGGAGAGAGGATTACGCGACAGCGATGGCTGACAAAAAGAAAGCCAAAGCTTTGAAAAAAGAAGCCAAGGGTGGCACATCAGAAGACGAAGGCTCCAGTAAAAAGAAGACTGATCCGCTACGCCGCCGTCGCCATCTAGTCCTACTAGCCCAGAACCAGAAGGGTTTAAATAACTTGTTTGCTTTGATTTCGGCAAGCCATGCTAAAGAGAACTTCTATCGTTATCCTAGGATGGATTACGATATGCTAGAGAAACACAATGAGGGCATAATTGCAGCAAGTGCTTGTTTAGGTGGAATTTACGCTGGAAGCTATTGGGAACACAGAGATGAGGGCACAGAAGCAGTCTTAGAGGCAATGAGGGAGTCAACTAGGAGGATGGTTGATATCTTCGGAGACAGGTGGTATCCAGAACTCCAATGGCACAATATCCCAGAACAACATGAATTAAATAAGTTTATTATTCAAATAGCTGAAGAGTTCAATCTTAAGTTAATTTCCACTGCCGATAGTCACTATCCGACGAAGGCCGCTTGGCGTGATCGTGAATTATATAAGCGCCTTGGTTGGCTAGGAAGAGGAAAGCCATCGTTCGCCGAAGACGACGACTTTCTTCCAAAAACTATTGAGGACACCAAATGCGAACTGTATCCCAAGAATGGTGATCAGATGTGGGAGAACTATAAGCGATTCTCTGAAATAAATAAAACAGAATATGATGATGAGGTTGTTAGGCAAAGCATTGAGGAAACATATGCGATAGCACATGAGCGTATAGAATCATTTATGCCAGATACGACTGTCAGACTACCAGATTTTGTTGTACCAGATGGCCTAACAGACACACAGGCAATAGTGAAGATAGCCGTAGAAGGACTGAAAAACAAAGGCTTGAACAATAAGCCAGAATATGTCGAGCGTCTAAAACATGAACTTGGTGTCATTAACGACAGGGGCTTCTCCAAATACTTCCTCACGATGGCGGCTATCATCGATGTAGCCAATAAGTCTATGCTAGTTGGGCCAGGAAGAGGGAGTGCAGTTGGTTCGTTGACTGCATATGTTCTTGGTATTACACAAGTTGACCCTATTGCCTATGACCTTCCGTTTGAGCGTTTTTTGCGCTCAGATGCAGTAGATTATCCGGACATTGATACTGACATATCTGACAGTATGCTGCTGAAAGAGAAGCTGGTTGAGATGTGGGGAGACGACTGCGTTGCTCCTATTTCCAACTGGAACACTCTGCAAGTAAAATCACTGGTTAAGGATATCAGTAAGCTGCACGGGGTGCCGTTCAATGAGGTGAATACCGTAACTAGCGCAATGGGACGCGAAGCTATGCCGGAGGCTAAAAGATTAAACAATATTGTGTCAGGAGTGCATACTCCGAATTGGGATGAGTTGCGGATGTTTTCTCCGTCATTAAAACAATTTTTAATGAAATACCCAGAAGTCGAAGAACAAGTAGGCTCACTTGTTGGCCAAAGAAGAAGCAATTCCAGACACGCAGGTGGCCTTTTGGTATCTGAGAACCTAAACAGCAACATGCCGCTTATCAACAGCGGCGGTGTTATACAGTCCCCTTGGTCAGAGGGCCAGAATGTCCGCCACTTGGAGCCATTAGGGTTTATTAAGTTTGATCTTCTTGGGCTATCTACACTAAGGATGATCGAGGGCTGCATCGAGCACATCTTAAAGCGCCACCACGGCACAAGCGAACCAACCTTTGCAGAGATAAAGAAATATTATGATGACACGCTCCATCCTGATGTCCTTGATTTAACCGACCAAAAAGTATACGAATATGTCTTCCGCAAGGGAAATTTCGCAGGTACATTCCAGTTTAGTAACGATGGTGCACAGGGTTTCTGTAAAGAAGTGGCACCAAAGACCATTGCAGAAATATCAGCAGTGACTAGCATTTTTAGACCTGGGCCATTGGCCGGTCGCGTAAATGACCAATATATTGCTGCCAAAGACGACCCAACCGACATTAAGTGGTATCATCCGATCTTTAGAGAGATCACAGAAGAAACATTTGGTCACATCATTTATCAAGAGCAGATTTCTGAAATAACTCACAGAATAGGTAAAGATATCTCTAGGGATGACGGAAACACTATTCGCAAACTGTTAACCAAAAAAGGCACAGGAAAAGAACACCTTCTGGTTAAATTCAGAGAGCAATTCATTGAGGGGGCTAACGATAATGGCATGACTATTGGCACAGCCGAAGAGATTTGGGACTTAATGGCTGGCTTTGCGAAATATGGGTTTTCAAAGAATCATGCAACGGCATACAGTATCATCTCTTATCAATGTGCTTGGCTGTGGACACATTTCCCCAGTGAATGGGCTGCAGCATTTCTTGATAAAGAACCAGAGAGTAGAAAAGAAAAAGCAATTAATATTGTCAAGAGTAGTGGATTTGAGCTTGCACCACTTGATATCAACAAATCAGGCCGAGTATGGGAAATAAGTGATGACAGTAAGACGCTCATTCAACCACTTACTTCAATTAAAGGTCTTGGTGATGCTGCCATTGTCCAAGTATTGGAAAATAGACCATTTACGACTGCCGAAGAGCTATTGTTCAAGGAAGGGGTAACATACAGTAAGTTGAACAAGAAGTGCCTTGATGCCTTGTGTCGCGGCGGCGCATTGGATGGATTAGTTGATGAAAGGTTCACAGGGCGTAAGCACTTTTGGTCAGCCTGTATCGTAGACAGACCAAAGACAGAGAAGCGCCTCAAGGACAACATAGGGCTCTACAAACCAGAGGGAGATTTTTCTGAGGAAGAAATAATACAGTTTAAGACAGATCTAACTGGAGTCTTTCCAATGAATCTTGTAATCAATGAACAGACGATTGAAAAACTGAAAGAACGACACGTCCCACCAATTTCTGAATTTGACCCAGAGCTACATTTGTGTTGGTTTATACCGAGAAAAGTAATTCCCAAGAAGACAAAGAAAGGAGAAGATTATTGGATAGTAGAGGTAATAGATTCTAACAACGAACTAACTAAAATAAGGTGTTGGGGAATTCGTAAAGGTAAAGATCGGATACATTTAAATAAACCTTATATGTCACGATTGAAGTACGATCCCAAGTGGGGCTTCTCCACATACGCTGTTGGAAAAACATTCAGACTATTGGGATAATAAATGAACATATTAAAAAGAGATTGTCCTCTCTTAAAAGACAATGAGCTTCGTGAGGATCTACCGGTCGTCATACGAGTTAACAAATTCACAGAGCAGTCAGCAAAAGACTTCTCGAAACAAATGAGAGTCGCTCAAAACACTGGCCAACCACTAGTTCCGATTATTATCGATAGCTATGGTGGACAAGTTTACAGCTTAATGTCAATGATTTCAGATATCAAACACTCTAGGATACCAGTTGCAACAATAGTGCAAGGAAAAGCAATGTCTTGTGGCGCTATTCTGTTTAGCTTTGGGGCAGATGGTTATCGTTACATGGATCCAGATGCAACCTTAATGATTCACGATGTGTCATCTATGTCTTGGGGCAAAATAGAAGAAATAAAGGCATCAGCAGAAGAAACTGAGAGACTAAATCAAAAAATATATAACATGATGGCAGATAACTGCGGCAAACATAAAGACTATTTTTTGGACATTGTTCACGAGAGAGGCCATGCGGATTGGTTCCTAGAATTAGATGAAGCAAAGAAGCACAACTTAGCTACGCATGGACACATTCCGGAGCTATCGATCACGGTGAAAGTTGAGTTTGACTTCAAGTAGTCGATTAACTATTTACATTGGGAGGGTGAGATGTGTCTGTATCTAGCAAAATACGCTGGAAGCGTAACCTAAACAAATTGCGCTTCATTAACGAAGAAATAGAACTTATCAAGGAAGTGGTCGACGAATTCGGTCCAGAATTTCAAAAATACTACTTGGAGTATTGTGTTAAAAATAACATTGATATAAGTCCCCCAACAAAAGACGCCAAACTAGCCCCAGTGCCATCACCTTCCGAAGATCTTGAAACTGATCCACTTGAATATGCGCTAGTGAGACATGATGGCAGAGACTTTGAAAAAGACAGCGATTTACAGATGACCCAAGATGAAATAGAGATGCACAATGAGTTTTCTAAGCTATACAAGAAATTAGCCACCTTGTGTCATCCAGATACTTTGAATATTTACTTGACAAGTGAAGAGAGAGATGATAAAATAAGAATGTTCTTAGCAATCAACAAAGCACTGGACAAGCACCAATACTTCACACTATTGGAATATGCCGAGAAAAATAAGATACCTGTCCCCAAGAACCATGAGCAGCAAATTAGATGGATGAGCAGAGAGTTCAAGAAACTCTCGGAACAATCAGAGAATGAAAAAAGAACCTACAACTACCTTTTCTCAGAATGTGAGACAGAAGAACAAAAAGAAATATTAGTCAAACAGTTCGTAAAACAAATATTCAAAATTTAAACAAAAGCACTTGACTTCACTCTCCATATATGTTATATTATAAGAGTAAGCCAAAACTAGGAGGATTACATTGAGACACGACAAAGAGACCCTAAACCGATACATAAAAGAATACATCCGCTCACTTGCTGCTATTGAAGACGAAATGAGCGTCTATGTAGACCAAAAAAGAGACCTGCGGAACGAATTCCGCGACAACGGATGGCTAAACACCGACCAGCTACGCACAGCTGTTAAGGCATACAGGCTCTTCAAAGACAATTTCGATATAGATGATTTGGTGGACGCTTATCGCCTACTGAGACCAACAGGTGATGAATGATATTAGAATATGCTAAGGTGCGAGAAGACGCATATGATCCCGATAGAGCAAACCCATCTGACGCTGGCCTAGATGTTTTCTATTCGCCAACTCTCCCGAATGAGTTTATCAATATTCCACCTGGCCATTGTGCCATTATCCCAATAGGGTTGCGCTTTGGTATCCCACACGGCTATATGTTAGAAGTGAAGAACAGATCTAGTATTGCTGCCAAGCGAAACCTTTTGGTGGGGGCATGCGTTGTGGATAGCGGCTATGACGGAGAGGTGTTCATTAATCTCCACAACGTCGGTAAGGAGCAGCAAGTCATCTCTGGCGGCGATAAAATTGCTCAGATGGTCTTGATACCGGTTGTACATTTTAGATCAAGAGAAAGCAACACAGGCGAACTTTATAGGGAACCTATGACTATCAGTGCTCGCGGCTCAGGCGCACTAGGGAGTACCGATGGATGAAGTGATTCTTAAGTATGAATGTGATATTAAATTGTGGGAACTTGTTAAAGAATCTGAACTTGATTTTACATTTGAAACCCGGATGAATAACGAGAGAGTAATAGAGTTTCTACAAGCAGAACTCGGAGATTTAGAAAACAAACTGCGAGATAAGTTTGATGGAGAAGGTTTATGAATAAAGAAGTTTACAACTGTTTTGAGTAAAAAAGATCCAAGACTCAGGTATGGACAAGTGGGTTCAGAAAATAAAGGAGAAACAATGAATAAAGCAACACAACGAACGATGTTTAGTTCTGAGACAGGAGTATGGGCAACCCCGCAAGACTTCTATGACAAACTAAACTGGCGCTTCGGCCCATTTAACCTCGATCCCTGCTCCAGTGACGACAATGCAAAGTGCGCTAGACACTTCACAGAAGAAGACGATGGCTTATCGCAAGATTGGGCAGGTCATACAGTATTTGTAAATCCGCCATATGGCAGGGGAATTTCCGATTGGATTAAAAAGGGCTTTCAAGAGTCACAAAAACCTAATACAAAAGTTGTAATGCTTTTGCCTGCAAGAACGGACACAAAGTACTTCCACGAATACGTCATGCAAGCAGATGAAGTCTTTTTTGTCAAAGGCAGGTTAAAGTTTGGCGACAGCTCTAACAGCGCACCCTTTCCATCAATGATCGTGGTATTTACCAAGATCCCACCTTGGGGACCATCCCCATCATTTGGAGCAATAGAAAGATGAAGGCTTGTTCTAAATACACAACAAACCAAGGAGAACCGAGATGACTAGAGAAGAAAGAAGGGTGCGTAGAGCTGTGCTGTTAATGGGAGTAAAGCAAGGGCTTAGCTTCCGATTTGTCAACAATCTGCTCGCGGCAGTGGGATATGACAAAGTACCAGAGAGTTCATGGACTCAGATGACAAGCACTTATCTGCCGGCAATCGAGAGCGGTGCTTTCACTCTCGAAGAGATGATTAGCAATGCGAAGACTTGGACAGATATAAAGGATAAAAAATGAGCAGAGCCACTAAAGGAGAAGAAGTGACTAAATACAACGTAGAAGTCCGCCTTGAAGCCTACGGCTCCATGGCCGTAGAAGTAGAGGCCAAGACAGAAGAGGAGGCATCGGCCATTGCATTGGCTCGATTAGATGCCCAGCGAGAAGCAGGCAAATTCAAGTTTCCGACAGTCGATTGGGGAGACTTCGAAGAAGATCGCTGGTACAGCACGATGATCCCTGACTCTGGAGACTTCAGCGTATACGACACCGAAGTTTTCGAGAAGGAAGATGTGTTATAGTAAACAAATAGAAAAAGGAAAGAAGTAATGCCCAGAGGTACACCAAAACAACCAGTCGAGAGACTAATCACAATAACCGCCATTCACCATATGAAGAGCACATTACGAGAAGTCAATGACCTTTTAAAACAAGCCGGCTTCGGCCCGATGAATATTTCATCATATGAACAAGAACGTCTTCAATATGGTCCGTCTATTTTTGAAGATATTCATAAGTATACCTTGCGAGAACATATTTATAGGCCACGCCGCCGAAGCAATTTAAAGGACAGTTAATAATGAATAGAAAACAACGCCGTCAAATGGAGAGAGAAGTAGGCAAAGAAAACGCCGAAGATTTGACCCAGAAAATTTTCCAATTCAATAAGCTACCAGACGCATGTTCAGCGTGTCTAGCGCCATTTGACAAGAAAAGCAAAGAGATGGCACAAACTTGGAACGTTGTCGTACAGGATGAGGACACAGTGCGCGTCTATTGCCCCGATTGCTGGAGCAAAGCACAAGCAATAATTGAAGATTTTGTCAAAGAGAGAAACGATTAATGGTTGAAATCAAAAACGTCGAAATATTCGGACTCGAACGCTCAATGCGCAAAGCCGCATACAGTATGAAGATGGGCGATCCAGACCTTACAGACGTAGGTAATGCCGAGGACATCAAACGATCATCCAAACTCGGAAAGGTTAAGATAGGCAGCGGCCATGACACATTTCTCAAGGGCATTATCGTGCAGGGTGATATTTATGCCCCCCATTATTTCCTGCCCCAGTTACAACGCTACCACTGGTTCGAGATAGTGACATCGCAATCAAAAATGCACCGACTTGGTAGAGCGAACCTCGCCAATCAGTGCGACCCCCACACAGACCCTCGCATCATAGCCATCGTAGAAGAACTTCAGCAGCAGTTCCGAGATGATAAACACAGTTACGAGAATAGAATGAAACTCCTGGCATCCACTCCGCTAGGTTTCTCGATGTGGGCAGCATTCACAACAAACTATTTACAACTCAAGACAATGTATCACCAACGTCGCCGCCACAAACTAAAAGACGATTGGGGCAGTTTCTGTGACTGGTGTGAGTCATTGCCGATGTTTGAACAAATGATTTTGGGCAAGTCGCCCGATGGAGAGAGAATATGAAAAAAGATAACCAAATAGACGTATACAGCAACTTAGCCCCAACCACAGAGGAAGTTGCCAAAGAGTTCATAGAGGCCACGATTTATACACAGTCACTACCGACTACTCCGAACAATAAGAACGTCGATCATCCCCCTCACTATAATCAAGGCAACTACGAAGTTATAGACGTGATTGAGGACTGGGGGCTCGATTTCCATGCAGGTAATGTGGTAAAATATGTATCGCGTTATGCTCACAAAGGCGTTCCACTTCAAGATCTTGAAAAAGCTCAATGGTACCTGAATCGCCTTATTGATAATGTGAAGGCAAAATGACACCACGACTATCAAAACCAGCCTTACAAAAGATCCTCGCAGGACAAGTTAAGCAACAAACAACCTGCATTGTAAAGTTCTACTCCAATTCTTGCCCATATTGTAGAGAATTACAGCCAACATTCTCAGACATTTCTGAACAAAACACAGATGCATCGTTTTTTGCATTCAACGTCGATGATTATCCGAGAATTGAGGACATTCTGAATTTCAATGGAGTACCTACGATAGCAATGATCAAAGTAGGAACAAACAAGCCAAAGATAAGAATCATGTCGGACCCAAAAATCCCAGACAAGAAAACTTGGTACACCGCCAAGGACATACAAACATTCATAAACAAGGAGAATACATAATGTCAAAAAAAGTTTTATTAGAGTCAGCTATCCATCGACTACGCAGCGAATTATTGGAAAATGTCGCCGCTATGGATAATCTATTATCCCATCCTGTCAACAATGCTGTAGATGAGATCATTGAATGCGCTATGGATGCTGTCCAGGCCGAAGCGGCTATCCACACACTACAGCAATACTTTGGACATATAATAAGCCCGCCAGCCCCACAGCCAATTCCACAGCCACCACCAAAGCCCGCATCAAATAAGCCGCCATTGGTTGTGACACCTGAACGCTCACCAACATTGAGAAAAAGCTTAGAAAATGCCGAGAGAACAAAGAAAGGAAAAAAGAAAACTCCCAAGAGCAAAGAGAAAAGGGAAGAGTAAATGAAGCGTACACTTGCATATGACGACGTACTACTAGTTCCACAATTCTCAGACATACGGTCTCGCAACGAAATTGATACAACAATGTATATGGGAAAAGGCTTTACGCTCAATATTCCAATTATAGCTTCGCCAATGGATACAATATCAGGCGCCGCTATGGCAAAAGAGATGCAACGTCTGGGTGCCACCGCAGTAATCCACAGATATAACACCATCGACGAACAGGTGGCTATGATTGCTTCGGCCACACTAGGAAAAGAACCAGATGCTGCCGTCGGTGTAGCAGTCGGTGTCTCTGGGGACTTTATTGATCGAGCTGTCGCTGCAGTATATGCTGGTGCCACTTTCTTGTGTGTCGATGTTGCTCATGGCCATCACACGTTAGTAAAGGATGCAATTGAGTACTTGAGGGTTGCCCTTGACGACAATATTCATATTATGGCCGGCAATGTCGCCACCCTGGAAGCAGTCAATGACTTGGCTGATTGGGGAGCAGATAGTGCCCGATGTAACATAGGCGGCGGAAGCATCTGTAGTACGAGAATTCAAACTGGTCATGGTGTCGCAGGTTTCCAAACAATCCTTGATTGTGCTAAGACTGACCGCAATATTAAAATTATAGCTGATGGGGGAATACGAACCTCTGGCGATATAGTAAAAGCTTTAGCAGCAGGAGCCGATGCAGTAATGTGTGGTTCGCTTCTTTCCGGAACAACTGAAACACCAGGCGAGGCATTTGAAGACGAAGACGGAAACAAATGGAAGTCGTATCGAGGCATGGCATCAAAAGAGGCACAAGTAGAGTGGCGTGGACAGTATTCGTCTTTTGAGGGCATAGCCGCCAAGGTGCCATTTCGCGGCGCCATTGAAGATGTACTTCTTGATCTCAATAAGGGAATTCGCTCTGGCCTATCTTATTCTGGTGCTCGCTCCATTGAAGAGTTGCAAACAAAGGCTCAATTCATTGAACAGACAGCAAGTGGAGTCTATGAGAGTGCCACTCACATTACCAACAGGAAGTGGTGATGTCAGACGAGGAAAAAGACTTTGTTGAAGATTTTGAAGTAGTCATCAACTATGGCAATATGAAGAAGAGAATTATATTTTATGACAATGATCATAGGCATGCTAAGTTACTAATACGACTTAAACACGATGGCATAAAACAATCTGACTTTTTCAGAAGTGTGTTAACTGCCTACATAACCGGTGATGAACGAATCCACTCGCTAGTGGATGAACTGATCGCAACACAAGGCAAGGTCAGAAAAAGTAAATCTAAGCGTCTTCGTGATTCGGGCAAAGAAAAGATAAAAGACTTTGGCCTTAATGATGGTGAGATAGAAAATATTTTTGACCTCATAGCCAAGGAGCAACCAGAACTATGAAACTACCAAGGTGTTCAATAACTTGTGCAGAGGCAAGTACCCCGTGCACAAAAGATAAATGTAAACATTGGATAGATTACAAAAAAGAGCATAATTGTTCTTTGGTGTCTATTTATCTTAACGGGCAAATGACTTTACGTGATGTCGCAGAGCGATTAGGAATTTCTTTTTCTCGTGTGAAACAAATAGAAACCAAGGCATTACGTAAACTTAGGGAGATATGCTCCACCAATAGCCTTTTTTAAAGGTCTTTAAGTTTCTTAAGACTATTTAAGACATACCCATAACCACTAACTCAAGGAGAGAAAGAATCATGGCTCGAAAAAAACTATTAACAGAAGCGGAACTTAGACGCTTTATGACACTGGCTGACTTGGCCCCAACGACCAGGCTTGATGAATTGTACGGAGAACCAGAAGAAGACCTTGAGGATTTAGGGGACGAAAGCGAAGAGCTATCCCCAGAGGAAGTTGATATCGAACCTTCCGCTCCAGAACTAGACGTTGCTCCAGAGCTAGACGCCATAGAAGATGCTCCAGCAAATGAGCAATTGCCTCCTGAAGCAGTTGAAGCACTAGAGGGTGCTGTTGAGAGCATGATGGGTGCCGTCGCTGATGTACTATCCCCACTAGGTGTCCACATTAGCACAGAGCGTGATGAAGATGGACTAGAAGATGAATTTGGAGCTACTGATGACTTAGGTGCCGAAGCTCCTTTGGAAGAACCAATGGCTGAGCCAATGGAAGAACCAATGGCTGATATGGGCGAAGAAGATCCTCTTGCTGGCCTTGAAGATGAAGAAGAGATTGAAGAAGCTCATGCCGGTGCAAAAACTGCCCCACATAGAGCAGCTGCTTCAGTCGGCAGCCCACGAGTTGATCCAGATGCAGACAAGGATTACAACCATCCAGATATGGTAGCCTTGCGAAAGAAAAACCAACAATCTGATCGCCGTCAAGCTGTCACAAGTGAGTCAAAAATTGTAAACGAAGTGGCAAGGCGAGTAGCTAAAAAACTACAAACCAGTTCCAAAAGAGAAGCTCTTGCTGAAAAACTAGCACAGAGAGTTTTTGACCGACTTGCAAAGAAATAGGGTTGACTCTTCACCTACGATAAGATACAATAACCACTGAGTGATCGGTGGTTATTTGTTTGTATACTAAAAATACTAAAGGATTTTAAAATGATTAACAAGATAGTTCAGAAATTAGTAGGCTCGCCTACAGAACATCAGGCAGAAAAAGGGCAAGAGGAAATAGATATGAGACTAATAGGTCTCTTTTCTGATGTCAGTGAAGAAAAGATAGCTGAATTATCACATGCTCTCTTGTTTTTAAACGAGATGAACAAAGTCGCTCCACCTAAGAAAAGAAAGCACGTGGATTTCTACCTCTCAACGTATGGCGGCAGTGCAGATGATATGTTTGCTTTGTTTGATATTATGAAGATGATTGAATCAACAACTGAAGTACACACAGTAGGCGTTGGCAAAGTAATGTCAGCGGGTGTTCTGCTCTTGGCCGGCGGAACAAAGGGTAAGCGCAAGGTGGCAAAGAATTGCCGCATAATGATTCACAGCGTTATTGCCGGAAACCATGGCCCGCTGCACAATCTTGTAAATGAGATGGAAGCCATCCAACAACTACAAGATATGTATATCAACAGCTTGGTTGCGGAGACAAAGATGACTAAATCTCAACTTAAGAAAATGCTAGAACGCAAAGTCAACATCTACTTAACTGCAGAAGAGGCAATTGAACTCGGCATTGCCGACATAATTATGAGGTAACAAAATGGATATAAAAGAAATACTTGCGCTAATTGAGGAGGCAATGGATGCTGCTCCTGTGATTCAGGCTAAACAAATTCTAGAAGAAGAGAAGGTAAAGTCCATAGAGGACATTTTAGGTAACCTAGCAATCAATACTTCCCGATGGGGCGCAAAGGTCTCCAACGAAAGTGACAATACATTAGATCGACAAATTGTCGAACATTATGTTAAATCACTAGAATCAGATGGCACACCAGATGGTGTTTTCCAAGCATTACAGAATAACCTAATGCAAATTCAAAACTCCAGCCCAGATCGTCAAGAAGGCACGTGCCAACTATCTAAAACTGTCTCTACCATTCAATTGTTAAACACAATTTCAAGAGTATTCGCAGAGTTCGATGCCACCACCGCTGGGTTTATTATGGAAGGATTTCTGTCAGCTCTATTTGGAGGCTATCAAGTGAGAGCCACCGACACCGCTGGCATTCAAGACTTCATTATTCCAACTGGAAATGGTGAAGAGTTCTATTCCCTTAAATCTATCGCGAATGGAAAAAGTGTAGAAGGCGCCGGTGCTAACCTTGTACGAGGGTTGGCTGCCTCTGTTGGCGACAGGTATGAGGATTTAGATAGTGCCCATATGATATACTATGTTCTCTCTAAAGAAGGACAAGGCTCTTCAGTATCTCAAATAGAGGTATTCAAATTCACTCTAACAGCAGATGATGCACGAAAACTGGTACCCCATTTCGATGAGATTTGGCATATCTACACTAGAAGACACGACCAGGCAAGTAAGCCAAAAAGCATTGCAGACATAGCTGGCGACTTAGGGTTGCAAAAGAAGGTGAATGAGGGTGATAAATCAGTAGCTCATTATCTGCGAAACTCCTTTAAAATCAAATCATCGGAATATGCTACATCAGAAAATCTAATTGCGACTCTTGTAACTGACGACCAAAAGCTTCTACAAGTGGCAAATGAAAATCTAGAGGATATAAAGAGTCAACTGTTGGAAGTACAACAGCGATTTGATCAAGTACTATTAGATATGAATCATTTTTTATCAACCATGACCGCCACATCGGCAGAAAGATTCAAATCAGACACAAACATTTTCTCAGAAACGGTACAGAAAAATGTCCACGGCGACGAAAGTTGCACCCCACCAACAGATTTAGTTAAAGAAAACACTTGACATCTTTTCCGCAATGGGTTACAATAACAATACCTAACAAATAGAGGACTTAATGAGCAGAACTTATGATAATGGCAGTACACTACAAGAAAAGATTTTACGAGGCGTAGACACACTAGCAGACAATGTAGCTTCAACGCTAGGCCCAAGAGGACGCAATGTTCTCTTACAAGAGAAAGGTAAATCACCTTTCATTACAAAAGATGGCGTAACGGTCGCAGCCTTCGTACAGCTAGATGATCCAATAGAGAACGCTGGCGCAGAGATCATCCGCCAAGCAGCAGTCAATACCAATAACGATGCTGGCGATGGCACAACAACATCAACAGTATTAGCAAGAGCTATCCTGCGAGAATCACAGCGTTTTATAGCGTCTGGGGTGTCGCCAATAGAGCTACAGAGAGGCATTGAGACTGTCACAGGGGAGATAGCCAAAGTTCTTAAGGAAATGGCAACACCAGTGACAAGTGTAGAAGATATTGCGCACATAGCCACAATATCAGCCAACAATGATGAAACAATTGGAAAACTTATCTCTCTTGCGGTTGATCGTGTTGGCCAAGATGGCTCAATCACTATCGAAGAGTCTCGCTCACTAGAGACATCCCTAGATGTAACAGAGGGCTTCAAGTTTGAATCTGGCTATAGCGCCGGCGCATTTATAACCGACGAGCGCCGAGCAATCATGCACTACGAAGAGCCCCTGATTTTGGTGACAGATCACAAGGTATCGGCAGTAGAGCAAATATTGCCCATCTTAGAAATGGTTGCTCGTGAAGGGAGACCGCTTATCTTAGTGGCAGAAGATATCGAGGGTCAAGCCCTTGCCGCAATGATTATGAACGCTATGCGAGGCACACTAAAGATTGCCGCAATCAAGGCACCGTTTTACGGCCAAGAACGCCGCAATATGCTAAATGATTTGGCAATCTCAACATCTGCCACGTTTGTGACTCGCGAGAGTGGTCAGAAACTGACCGAAGTAACACTTGCAGACCTCGGAACAGCCAAGTTCATCGAGAGCACAAAATATATAACCACCATAGTCGGTGGCTCAAGCGACTACGAGGCCGTTGAGGGCAGAATAGAGACGTTAAAAAATATAATCAAGGGTACTGAGTCTATTCAAGAATGTGAACGAATACAGGAGCGTATAGTGCGATTATCATCAGGTGTCGCTGTCATCCGAGTAGGAGGCTCCACAGAAGTAGAGATGACCGAGAAGAAGCACCGAATTGAGGATGCACTAGAGGCAGTCAGATCTGCTCAAGAGGAAGGCATTGTTTCAGGCGGCGGCTCAGCTTTGCTGCGAGCGGCCAAACAAATATCGCTAGATGTTGATAATACTGTTCAAAATGTGGCAAAACAGATTGTTGTTGCAGCTTGCCGAGAACCAATTCGTCAAATGGCAATAAACGCTGGTGACTCACCAGACTTGATCATTGAACAAGTAGCAAATGCAGACCCCGATCAAGGCTGGGACTTCAGAAATTCGAAATTAACCAATATGATTGAAAGTGGGATCATAGACCCAGTGAAGGTAACCCGAACGGCTCTCCAAAACGCTGCTAGTTGTGCTGGCACCCTCATCACAACTAATTTTGGGATTATACAAACAGGACAAAGTTAAAATGAAATCAGGAGATTTGTGTCATATCCCACAAGGAGTGACTTTAAGAGAGGGTGTGAAGTATCCTTCGCTGATATTAACCACCGAAAAGCCAGAGATTGGTATCTTTTTGAAAGAAGATGATCGCTGGGCAGAAGTCGTTGTCAGGGGGCAGCGATGGTCGACACTAAAAAATAAAATATATCCAATGGAGGATGCAAATGCTAATCAAACTAACTGAAGTCCACTCAAACTTGGCCATAACAACTGGCAGAGAATACTCGCTACGAGAAATTCACATCAACCCAGAGCATGTTATTATGATTCGAGAGGAAGCGCATACTCGCCGATTGAATGAGGAACGTTTGATTCATGGCGACTTAGAGATCGGCCACATGTTCTCCAAGATAACAATTAACAGGGGCGCAACCCCAGCAGACATTATTGTTATCGGCAGTCCACAGATAATCGAAAACAAAATGAACCAAGTGTCCAGAACACTACTGAAGGGATAATGAAACAGAGGGTAAAAATTCAATATACTATTGATTTAGACGAGTTGCCACTTGAAGTCAACAATCTATTAAATAAATCGAATCATCGTCTTATAGATCAAGTAGAAAGTCTTGAGGCCGCTCACCGCAATGGTCTGGATTTTATAATGACAATGAAGACTGTTGAAGATATATCAGCAATCCGTGAACACCTAGCAGACATTGATTTTATCCTGTCGGATGTGTCGACACTAATCACCAACTATGTATCCTACAAGGTTCAGCAAGATAGCCAGCCTCCCCAGCAGCAATACCCCCAGAGCCAAAATAACGATGAAGAGTCCTCTTAGAAATACGTCACGATCACAAGCTCATTACTATATTGATCTAAATATTTCTTCTGTTGCCACTGTGCACTCATTTATGCTTTATACTGGGGACTTGGAACTAGGCATAGCGACTAGTGACAGAAAAGTAGTAGCCCATACAGATAAACAGGCGATATATGAATTTTGGACATTAATACAAGAATCTCCAGATAGAATAATAGGTCTGGCAGAAAACATATATCATAGCATGGAGGATGATTATTATTCTTTTATGCAGGAAAGTTGGCACACCCACGCAGATCCGCTATATAGGGCAGCATTGTTTTATGTCCTAAATCGGTGTTCATCGGAGGGTTTGGCATCTTGTGGTACACTAGAGCGTAGTGGATTTAACCCAATTGCAACTATGAGAGCTAGAAATTTCAAAAACGATAATATATCTTTCGTTAGAGACAGAGAGAGAACGTTAAGTGAAGTAGTAAAAAGTATAAGGCCAACAGATACACTATTATTCCCAGTGGGCGATTTCAAGTATGATTTTTTAACATCTGCTTCAGAATCTTTTGATGTATCAATATTGAATCATTCAGAGCTACTCGACATATTGTCTCAGTTGGGAAATAAATGGATAGTCGTCTACAACTACCACCCTGAAGTGTTGAAGCTATATAAAGACTTTAATGTTACTATGTTGGACAAATATGGACGAGTAACAGATAAAACAAATTGTAAGGAGATAATAATTGGAAACTACTGAATTACTCAAAGCATGCACATTGTTTGCAGTTGGTCAATTGTTAGGTTGGTTCCAAATTAATTCTCAATTTGTGTGGGAATGGTGGGCAGACAAGCCGCTACTGACAGTTTTCATATATTCGATACCTGCCAGTTTGTGTTTCTGGTACGGAATTGGGATAGCCTACAGAGCAACAGGAGAGGTCTGGGGCCCACGGCTCTTGATATACAGTATGTCTTATTTCACGTTCCCGATACTAACTTGGTATCTTTTAAATGAATCAATGTTTACAGCCAAAACAATGTTATGTATCTTTTTATCATTCTTGATAATGGCAATTCAATTGTTCTGGGAGTAAGTCAAAACTAAGACTATTTATGACACTGGAGTAACAATAAAATGGATATTAGTATTGGCAAATGGTTTAACTTTGTAGATGAGGCCCGACGAGAAAAGAAACAAAAGAAAGGTTCTCTCGTCACAGAACAACGCGAACTCAACGAAATTAGCCCACGAGCCGCCACAGAAGTTATGGATTGGTTTGATGGAGACTACAGCAAACTTTCATTTGACGAAATGTTCGACGGAAAACTCCGAAGAGTAATTTCTGTAGAATCGGAAGATGCCATAAAGCTTTATGAAATTGTAATGCTTCTCGTAGAGAAGGACTGGGAATTACCAGAGGATCCAGAATGGGCAGCGATAAGCAGGTTCCCCGTAAACACGGTTATGCAAAAGAAGCGTCGGCTAGGAACTGGGGAGGAATATGAGGAGCCAATTAAAGTAGCTGACTTACGTCTCACCAAGTCTCGCACTCTCACAATTCCCAAGGGCCCAAGAGCAGGCGAGACTATCACAAAGACAGATGAAACAACCATGTCTCGCGCCATTCTCAAGGACAAGGGTTTCCCGCAAGAGCTAAAAGACTGGTGGAACCAGAAGCAGACTTATTACACCAAAGAAAAGCAGTGGAAACAGATCGAGCAGATCTTCCTCAACCAAGGGACTTCAAAGCCAACAGGTATGAAGGTTATCCTCTCGCGACATCCTCTTGATGTTCTCCGCATGAGCGACATCAGCAACATCCGCTCGTGCCACAGCGAGGGCTCTGGGTACTTCCATTGTGCAGTAGCCGAGTCCAGAGGCCATGGCCCCGTAGCCTATCTTGTCAAGCCAGAAGAGCTTGAGAGACTAATGTCCGGTAAAGCATTGAGCCTAAGCTCCGAAAACACAGACGACAAACGCTTCAGGGCAACTATCGTTGATCGCCTGAGAAACGCCGAGAAGTTTTGGAAGAACTTCAAAAATACAAGAGATGGTGTCGGAGAGCACCAGCCATACAAACGCTTCTTTGATAGTAATGGCGCATTTCTTTGGGAGAAGTTTGCAAAGTTTTTCCAAGAGAGATACAGAGTAGAGTTTGCGCAACTGGACTTCTCAGCAGAAAAATGGTTCACTCTTCCCAACATTAAGGCGGCTCTACTCGCTGTGGTCACAGCCGGCGATTCCGCCCACATCTCCGCAGAAGGAGAGATGGTCGAGAACGGCTATGCACCTCCTGTCGCCCCATACGCCGACGACAGCGAATACGCAGAATACGAGAGAGCAAAGAAGATTTGGGATCAGAAGCAGGAAGCCCACACTTGGATGACCCAGTATTACAAAAAGTTCCCAAAGGTTGCGAAAGAACTTGACGTAAAGAATACAATTAAAAAGCACGACCGAGTTGACGCTATTATCGACGGGATTCAAAACAGTAGCAAAAGCGCGTTCAAATCATTACCCACAGGTGTGCGTAAACACTTGAATGACGAAGTGTTTATCAAGGCCGCCAAAGCTGCCGTAGTGGGCAAAGAATGGAAGCTTGGAATCAACTTTAGCGAACCAGTAGAACCCGAAGTTCCCGAGAGCAAAGCAGTCGAGAACATTTCTGATCTCGACGATCAGGAGATTTTCAGAGACAAGCAGAGAAGCATCGAGGGCATTGGCGCTCAGGCACGAGTAAGGCTCCGCAGGTTCGGAGACCACGAAATGGCCACCGAATTCGCTGTACCAGAGAGGCGCCTATATGGAACATCAGTGCCGGGCTTTCTTCAAGCAGTCACGAAATGGGCTTGGGGCGAACAAAAAGAAGAATTCGTCGACGCCGACGGTCGCTTGATGCTTCCAGAGATGGAAGATCTCTTCCGCACCGGCGGCTCGTATGAAGATACAAAAGATGGCACAATGCTCAACCACTTCTTCGCGGAAGGCGGAGAAGGGGAGTATTACCCAGACGTCAACGTCGAGGATCACGATCAAGAAGACGTACATCAAGCACTATTAGAAGAATGGAGCGAGAGGATTGAAGACATTGTGGAGAGCCACAATCAAGCGGCGGAATATTCCATCATATACGCAGAGGTCCACGACGGCCAAGAGTTCGGCGGTGGTGCAGAGGAGATTTATGTCTCGGCGACCGCTACCTGCACCTTTATCGTTCCACTCACTGGCGCAACAAACGTTGAAGATGCTGAAGACGGCTGGTATCTCGAATTGAACGGCGATGATACCTCAATGCCGAAGATTCCGAATACACACCGCACCGACTGGCAACAATTAAGCGACTTTCAGGATATTTTGGGTGCACCTTTCGCTGAGTACGAGGAGATGGAATGGGACGTGAGACGCGCTCATGGCAAGTGGTACTTGGCAGTTGTAGTTCATACAGTTTGCAGAGCATTAGATGATTGCACCAACCCTGACGATGTTGCGTACCTCGCAGAATACATCTCAAGAGAATGGGACGAAAATCATTCAGAGATCGAGGAGAGGATCCGCAGGAGTCTTGTCGAAAACGAATACATCACGCCATCACATTACGATAAAAAGGCGGAAGACGAAGAACACAAGAAATGGGCAAAAAGCCTCAAGAATTTCAGATACTATGAGGGTGAGGGAGAAATGAGTTTCTCTCTCCAGAATTATGCGAGAACAAAATCGTATCGTCCGACTAATGCGATGATGAAGATGGCAGATCGATGGCCTGCTCGTCAAAGAACTCCCCAAAGCACTGCCGAGGTAATCGAGGTAGATATTGTAGACGTTCTTGGCGGCCATCTCGCCTCCCAAGGCCTTCGCCGATACGTTGTTCACACCGGCGCTGCAAACCAGTCGCTAATGGTAGAGCTTCATCGACTTGAAGCAGAGGCAAACGCCTATGTTGCTCGACAAATGAACTTTGACTTTGGCGATCCTAAATACGACAAGCCAGCCGACTCGTTTGGTGTTGACTTGGCCAAAAGTGCCATTTTGAGCACTTGGCTCGTTCAGCCAACAGAGCTGACCGATAAACAAGCAACCAATCGGACTCATAATGGAGACCGTTTCCTCGGGTACGGAATGGAAGTTATCATCAAATCCGCCGATACAGAAGAAGAGGTCGAGGGCGCCTTCAAATTTGTTGAGTATCTCGACAAGAACATCGAGAGAATCCATATAGCTTTTGAGACAATTTACCAAGAGGCTCTAGAAGAATACAGAGAGAAAAAGAAGAAGGTAGAGGAAGCCAGAGGATCCCGAGAACGACACGACGGTTATCTCGCCACTATAGCGGGATATATTAGTCGGATGGCCGGTACCCCACCTCGACCAGAGTGGGAGAACGGAGAAGATCCGAGATTTAATTCGAGGCTCGCGACCATGCTTATGTTCTATACTTGGGATCAGGAAGCTTTCGAACATATGAATAAAATCGAGCGAGCAACATGGAACGATATGTTACAAGCCGCCACAGTCGAAGTTCCTTGGCTTTCGCTTCCGGGCGACGACAACAGGGCTCCTACAAACTTTGAGGGCAACGTAAAGAGTGCTTTAATAACTGCGGGTGCTGGCTACATCGCTCGAAATTACCGATGGGAAGGCCCAGCATACGGCCCACACTTTGATAGATGGATCGAGCCGCAAGGAAATCAGCCACAGGAAGATAATATAGGCGTTAACGATCAAGGCCAGACTCCCGTTGAAGCTGCAGCGCAGGCATACAGGAATGCAAATCCAGAAAGTGTCGAGGAACAGATAATGCGAATCGATAGAGCACTTAATGAAAGTGACAATTCTTATGATTTGAGAATTTATAGCGTAAGACTGCTGGTGTCTATTCGGCGAGATCTAGGTGGCGAAATGATGGATATTCAAACAGAGATTCGTGGCATCGAAGGTGTTACTACCGTCCGAACCGTTAGTACAAATAACTCCATCCACCGCCAAGATTCTGCCGAAATAGAAATCAAATTTGAGCTTGTTGGTACAGAAAGTCGAACACGCTATCTACGTAGAGTACTAATTCCTCAAATTATGAAAATAAGGGGCTTAAAGATACTTCAAAGAAAACCAGTATCTAGAATCAAAGAAGAAACAGAGAGAGGCAGTATAACCGAGTTCATGGATCCAAGTGACGTCACTACCTCAATGCCAACTCCCGCAAACTCATTAGAGGACATTTTGTCAGATTGGTCAGAAGGTGGGGTAATGGGGTATGACACAGCAATGGACACACGAGATATGCGATATCATGTTATGCTGGATGTTGACGAGATATGGAAATATTGCGATAAAGTCTATCGCGGCACAAAAAGCGATTTCGATGCCAAATATGAGACATTTATTGCACAAGGGGCCCCGACACCAGTGTTTATAGCATTGGGCCAAAATGGAAGAATAAAGATAACTGGCGGCGAAGAAATAGTCTGGTTTGCTAAAAAATCAGGCCTTCAGGAATTACCTGTCTTCTTTAGTTATCAAAAACAGATTTAAGCACATAGTTACTGTATGAAGAGTTTTGTGCGTTCATTGTTGTTTTTAACAATTGCGTTATTGGCCGGCTTTATTGTTGGCTCAGTCGCAATATTGGCAACGCCTATCTATACAAACATTCCAGCAGTAGAAACAATTCAAGATCCAGATAACATTTCAAGCAACATACCCAACTTACATCAACGAGTAATATCTATTTCCCGAAACAGTGCGGTTAGAGTATACTCTATGGCTCCTAGTCTTTTGAATGTTTCATCGTCTAGTGGGACATATTTGAAACTAGACGGGAAATACTATGTCCTAACTACTGCTCATGGTATACTGGGCGACTGCAACGCCGTATTGATTAGTGTCGGAGACAAAAGATATGAATGCAAGAGATATGCCGAGATTAATAGATTAGTAGATTATGCTATTATAGAAGTAGAGAAGATTCCAACAGTAGAGGCAGTAGAAATACCAACCTTTCTTCCACGGGGATCCAGATGGGCAGCGGTATATTCTATAATGAACAAAACATATTATACAGGGTATCCAAACAATTCGGGCCCAGTAACCCTAAGCGGAGAAGTAATAGGATACACTTCAGCCGATTTTCTTCTTTTGGACTCTTTTGCTTGGTCTGGATCATCAGGATCAGGAGTTTTCTCTGAGGACGGCAAATTCATTGGATACGTTCTGGCAATAGACATAGGAGAGACTCCATACGGAATAGACGTATTAGAGGACATGGTTATTGTTGTTCCGTCTTTTAAAATCAATTGGGCATATGTTGCCAACACTAGCAAATAGGATTTTGTAAACTATTTACAATAAATGGAGAAATTCTATGGCCAAGAAAGCAAAAGAATGTTATATTACAATTGATGAACAGATCGAGTCAATAGAAAGTAAAATTGGAGTTCTACAACAACACTTACGAGAGTTGAAGACTGCGATGAAAACTTCTTCATACAACAACGAGAGGTGCCATGACGAAGCTATGGCCGACAAGGCAGCATTTGAGGCAATACAAGAGTTATGTTTAGACGGATTGCTTGAAATAGAGCCCAAAGGAGAAGCCTAGTGCAGACAGAAGATGAGCTTAGTGGAGCCACTACGTTAACTGAACCGGAAGATTTGAAGCCTAAGCGACCCAGTAATAGAGCACCAGAAGGTATTAGAACCTTTACGGTCTGCCGCCAAAACGATGAGACTGGTGTTTCGGGCGAAGGTGTGATAATCGAAGGGGTAACATTTGCAACAGGCCACACAGTAATCCACTGGCTGACACCGCCACCTCGCGGCTCAATCGCGTTCTTTGATGCATTTGATGACTTCATAAAGATACATGTGAGATCACACCCCACAAATGGAACAATCATCACGTTCGAAGATGGTGAACAAACTATTTACGAAGCAAAGGAGAAAAGCAAAGATGAGTTATAAATTTTCAAAAGGCGACCGCAAAATGGGCGATATCACATTCGAGGATGATGCCAACACAAAAATAGACTTCGCACAAGATCAGATAGACTTAGTTGCAGGAGGTTCCACCATCTTGAGCGTAACAGCTTCGGCAGTCAAGATTAACGGAGCATATACCCTCCCAACAGCAGATGGCACATCAAATCAGACGATGCAGACCGATGGTAATGGTACTGTGACTTGGGCAACATCTGGCGGCGGTGGCGGTGGAAACGTTTCAAATACTGGCACCCCAGTTAATAACCAACTGGCAGTTTGGACAGACTCAACTACAATTGAAGGCGACAGTGCATTAACTTATGATGGCTCGACATTACAGCTGTCTTCATCGGCAGATAGAAATGCGTCATTCTATCTCAAGGATGGTGATTTTAAAATATATACCGATCCGTCCAGCGATCCACAAGCAGCATCAACGCCAACATTCTGGGTTGAGGGTGCATCAGATACAATAGTGTTCCGATATGATAACACATCGAATGCTCTAACTTTGGATGCCACTGCTGGAACACTGTTTGCTGGCACCGTACCACTGCTAGATATACGAACTGGTGTTAGAGATAGTGAGTCAACTAGTAACCCATTCGAGCGTTGTGTGAGTATTCAGCATCCGGCAGCCGACAGCGAGGCACACCTTCGTAGGGTGGGTTATATGATGCACATCGGTGGCCAAGGCTCGCAAGCTGAAAACAGAAAGAACGGCGGTATTATACTAGATAGTGAAAATGCCTATTCTAACGCTCCCGATTTACACATCGTTACACAGAACACCAAGCGGCTGACTGTAGACTATAATGGTGCAGTCGGAATTGGAACTACTTCACCGCTAGTACAACTTGATGTTCACCATGATCCCACCTCTCTTGCAAATGATACTGGCGGCGGCGAAGTTGTTACATTTGGAACCGGCACCACGGTAGCTGGCGCTCTCTATTATCTAGAGACCACCGGAGTGTGGACAAATACAGACGCATCGGCAGCAAGTTCGGGAGCAGACCAGATGTTGGCGATTGCACTGGGCACTGATCCGGCAGCTGACGGTATGCTCATACGAGGCTGGTTCGATGCTAACGCCAAATTGTCAAACTTTTCTGCTGGCAAGACAGTATATATGAGTGAAGCAGCAAACCAAATGGACACTACAGCACCATCAACATCGGGGGCAATTGTTCGTATTCTTGGGTACTGTTCTTCAGCATCCAAAGTTATTTACTTTAATCCGTCAAATAACTGGGTTGAACTGAGCTAATGCCAACACGCAAGATAGGAAAACGAGGAAAGAAAACACACGGAGATATACAGAATTTCTCTGGCCGTAATAAAGATGCTGTATCTAAAGTTGATGGCATCACCTTGGATACAACACCTGCTGCACCGCTCCCAGAGTGGGTGGCAGTAGGAAACGACGGCCAAGTTGCGTACAGTTATGATGCAATAACTTGGACAAGCTATAAATCACCAGCTAACACAACAAAAGAAAACTATCAAGTTGCCTACGGTGATGGAACTTGGGTAATAGCTCACGGAAACCCAAATTTAGAGGTGCTATATACAAGTGATCCATCCCAAGGGGCGAGCGGCTGGACACAAGTAAATCAAGGCCAGTTTAGTGGTTTTGAGCGTGGTATCGCTTACGGAAATGGAGTATGGATCTCTGTTGGCAATGACGCTACCACAATCCAGCGTTCGACAGATGGTGCCCAAACTTGGACAGCTATAAACGTTTGGTCTGGAGCAACTAATCGGCACTGGGACACAGTAGCTTCGGACGGAAACAACAACTGGATCTTGGGCGATGTTCACGAGGGCAAAATATATAAATCTTCTGATAATGGTTTAACTTGGTCAGAATCTTACGACACGGGAACTGGTACAAGAGAATACATGCGCGATGCAGTATACGGCGGAGGTATGTGGATCATAACGGATCGTACCCAGAAAGAAGCTTGGCGTTGTTCTGATTTGGCTAACGATACTTGGATAAATATCCCAAATAGCGCATTCAATAACGGTAGTTTTCTATATGGGGTGAGCTATAATGGCTCCCTGTGGATGATTGGTGCCCAAAAAGGCGTGATCTATACCAGCACCAATGGTTCATCTTGGACACAAAAAAACAACACAGCAGGCTCAAAGGGCATAGTTTCTATTGCTTGGAAAGGAGGAGTCTGGGTTGCGGTTAGCGCAACTGGGATATATACCTCAAGTAATGATGGAGCATCTTGGACGCTCCGTCTTAGCGGCAAATATCTTTATGTCGCCAATGCCGTAGAATTGCCACTTGCTTAAAATTACCCCAATACTTGATTCTTAACAATGGAGACTATTTAAATTATGAACGATTGGAACTCATACTTCTCAAGCCTCAAAGAAATAGAGGCATATCAGCGCAAAGTCCGCAAAGGCCATGTCGCAGACAGAGATACATATATCACAGGTGGCACGATAGACACTGACGCTGGCGGCTCTGGTTATAAAGAGAAGCCACCGCGTACTCGCTCTAAATCGGCACCACCTTTGGGCGAAGAAGTAGAACCAGAGAGTTTTGAAATAAAAGATACCCTACATCCAGAGTTTTGGCAAAACAAGACCCTTGCCCCAGAAGTCTCAGAAAGGCTCATTCATATAGTAAAAAACTTTATGGCTGATCTAGAACCAACCGATGAAATAGTAGATATCAGACTCACAGGATCTTTGGCCAACTACAATTGGTCAAAATATTCTGACATTGACCTCCACATCGTCATAGACTTCGCAAAAAATGAAAATGGTAGTGAAGTATTAAAACAGTTTTATGACAAGTCTAGGATGCTCTGGAACGACAAGCATCGCATTCTCATCAAGGGCTTCGAGGTAGAGATCTATGTAGAAGATGTAGGCCAAACTCATCATTCGTCTGGTGTTTACTCCGTGATGTCTGGTGAGTGGGTCGTGGAACCAGAAAGAATTGAAAGGAGTATAGACTTTGATACAGCGAAGAAGAAGTCGGATGATTATCTTGTGCAAATAGGACTGATTTCCCAAATGATACGCCAAGGTGATGGACAGGCAGCATCCCAAAGTATCAACAGAGTAAAAGACAAAATAAGCCAAATGAGAAATGCTGGCTTGGAGACACCTGAGCAAGAATTCTCACCAGAAAACATTGCCTTCAAGATCCTTCGCAGGGAAGGAGCCTTGAAACGCTTACGAGACTTAAAACACAAAGTCTATGACTCACTTATGTCACTAAAGGAGGAATAATGGAATTCCAAGTAATACGGGAAGCAGATAAAATATTTCCCGGCGAGTATCTCTTGCATGTCCCCAGAAACCAAATAGTTATGTGCGGAGCATATATAAATAGCTCTGGGACAATAAGGGCTCTCTCAAATGGTCAACTGATAGAGGACTCGATCAAAAACTTTAAAAAGATTGTCATTTCAAAACAAGGCCGCAGACAGAGTAGGGGGTCGCGTTGCAAGGGGTGTCAGAACTAAATGATCTATGAAGACTTATTAATTGGCCCGTTTGCAGAAAGCCGCAGAGCAATCAAAGCTATAGCTGAAAACTTTTACTTTAAGCATTTATTACTGGAGGCTATCGAAAAAGAGTCCACTTTGGCAAATGAGGCTAAGGCTGCCATCAGAGATGGAGATATTCTATTGGCAGAACAAAAGCAATCAGAAATACAAATATCTAAGGATATGCTTGAGATAACACTGGGAGTGCACACTTATATCCAAGGCGAACCAGAATCATGACCAACATATACATATATTGTTTGTTTGATCGAAAGGGGATCTTTCAGGGAGTATATTCATCATTAAAGGCCGCCCACCGCGATGCAATGAAATCAGCCAATAAATCACTTTCTCAAGTCTATATGCACACAAGTGATGGACTGCATCCGCCACTTTTAGTAACTTTACGCAATTTGCTTAAAGGACAATGTGAAGTCCAAATAGGCTACGGCGACCAACAAAGAGTAATTGCCAAAATTATCAAGACCCGATTAAAAGAATAACTTGACTCTCTCTACATTATATGTTAAACTGTAGAATACTTATTAAGTGGAGTTTAGAATAGGACAATTGATACGATGGGTGACCGACTATCGTTTATATGCAGCATATGGTGACAAATTGGTGCGCCGCGAACCTATATATAAATATGGGATCATAGTTGAGTTATTGCCTAGCGATCATCATTCAATAGTAATTTATTGCTTTAAAGAGAAGGGTCGATTATTGATAGATTCACATTATGAACATGTAGAAATAATAAGTGAGTAAGATTCAATGGCTAACATATACTGGAAAGGCGAAAAAGAAGATTTTAAGAAGGCCAAGCTTGCCTTAATGGGCGAGGTGGTTGAGATTTATGAAGGCAATTTTGACGTTTATTCAACTCGTGATGATAATGGCTCGTGCCTAGAGTTGGTAATAGAAACAGAATCCCCCAGTACACCACTGGAAAGACAAGAGCCAAGATTAGCAGAATGGAAAAAAGAATATTCTATATGGATGGGCTGGAGATTTCTTTTAATTATGGTTCCCGTTGGATATATTGGTGCAGTAATCAATCGAACAAGGAGAGAGGCTTCCTAGTGACAGTGTTGTCTAAGAACATAAAAGTTGGTGATCTGGTATGCTGCTATCGTCGAAACTCTCAAGGTATCGGGATAGCAATAGAAGTTATTGAAGATTTCACAGAAGCAACCAAAGTTGATGGTGAGCGCATGCTTCGGGAGATAAATAAAGTTCACGATTATTCTGCGAGATTTGTCTTGATGGACACCATTGTATATTCCTCATCCAAGCCAGACTTAGTAAGGAAATATTTCATATACAATCGAGGATTTAGAAAGAAGCTAAAAAATAGCTTTGTGTATGTCAAATGGTTGAAATTACCGTCTAACAATTCATACTCCAGTGCCCCAAGAGAAGATTGGCTACCGAGAGAATGGCTAAAGGCTGTCAAGTAGTGTATTTATTATGTGGGACTTATTCCAAAATTTAAAACTGGCGATCTGGTGCGATGTAACTACGATTACACCGATTTTTATATCTTTAGTCAATATTACGATGAGTCTACTCACTTTCATGGAATAATAGCAGGATACGATCCAAATCGCTCTTGGGGCTTCCCATACGAGTTTTTCTATATAGTGCTGTGCCTTGATGGAAAAACAAGATACTTTTTAGAATGGGAAATGGAACTAGTTTATAAAAAGGAGCAGAAAGATGTTGACACCGAAGAGTAGATGTGTTACAATAGATATATAAGGAAGGAAACAAACCTTCCAAGTTCTTTAACATTTTATGAAGAGTAGTTGTCGTAAGTCCATTGCCACCGTCGGGTCAGACACAGGTGGAACGGCAGATGTACTGGAAGTTCGGGAGCCAGTAAGCAAAGGGTTGATCGCCTTGTAAGTCTCTGGTAAGCCTGCGGGTTCGACTCCCGCTGCTCTTCACTTTTTGACGCGGATTGGAGAAGTTTGGTATCTCATCAGGCTCATAACCTAAAGATCGTGGGTTCAAGTCCCACATCCGCACCCACATTCATGTGTTCAGCGAATCTCAAAAAAGATCAGCAGCATGATACACAGGAGAAAACAAGTCCACTCCTATTGTAAGATAAAAGGGACATGCAGTTAGCCGTTCTGTTAGATCCAAAAACGGCACATTCACAACAACGGAGAGTAAATGATAGGGCAGATAGTGTACAGAATAGCGCAGTTTTTAAATGCGAGGGGAATATAATATGGCTACAATAGCGAAAAATAAACCAACGAGAAAGGAAACAATAAAATCATTTATAAAAGACATAAATGATATTATGTGGACAATATTCTTCTATGGAATGCTCCCCATCATAATCATTGCTGTTATCACTTATCCGTTGTATTTGGTCGAGCCAATACCGATTGCACATGAGAGCAAGCAAGCTACATTTTCACACAAAGGTGAATGTAATATACAAGCAACAGATGCTGAAACTTTTCGTGAACTAGCCGCTTGGTGCCAAGTAAAAGTGATCTCACGAAATGATTTAAACAACACAGCATCACCAAATTGGAAGATACCAGAAGTAGAATCGCCAGCTAGATAAATAATCATTCCATTTCACGTGTCCGACACAATCTTTCGAGGTGTGTCGGACTATTTATGTGACAACTGGGGCAACACAAAATGAAAAACAATGCAATCAACTTTATGACAATTTTTACCATGACTCTGGTGATAACGTTCTTATCGCACTTTTTGGTATCCTGTGCAGAGTCTGGCTTGTATCCGACAAAGGGCCATCACCCACAAGATGACACAGCCACAACAGATTTGGACTTAACTTACGACGACTATATCTCAAACGATATAGCATCAGTAGATACAGCATATTCCACAGAGATCGAGGACATTGAAGAAGAAGTAGAATTCTTTAATATTGCTCCTTTCGCAACACCATCAGCCGAAAGCTCACTATATGATCTTAGCGAATGGGCACTGATTGACAATAACAGAGCAATAGGCTGGTACAGTGATCCACAGTGGTTTGACTGGAACGAAACTTGGGTCCAATTGGAGTGGGAAGATAGATACAACATTCTATACTTGGAGATATTCTGGGACGATGACTTATTCCCATCAGAAATTGAGATACTGTATAGGGTTAATTTTAATGACTGGCACAAGTGGAACGAACTTGCAGATTATGAACCAGTATCCACAAACTATTCAAAGTTTCTGTTGGCGAAAGAAGATGTCACAAGCATAATAATAAGAATGCTAGGATCTTCAAATATGTTAAGTACTTACTCTATTAAAGAGATAGAAGTTACGGCACGTTAAATGTTTTTGGCCTTACTTCTTGCTTGTTCTGAATATGGACTAACAGATCAGTCTCCATCTGGTGTCATCGATACACCTGTCGAGCATTCATCTGACACCGCAGAACTAGTCGCCTACGTTGAAGATCCGGCAACAGAGCCAATATACCTAAACACCAGCACAGAGTTATATTCTTGGTCAGACAACTTGTCTCTAATCGGCACATTTACCGAAGATGGTCAAGCTGTTTCTGGTATGACCGATATAGCCATTGACTTCCACGGCAGAATGTACGGCATCACAGCCACAACACTATATCAAATTGATCCGCAAACAGCCGAGATAGAAAAGAAAACCAATTTGTCTAAAAAATACAACGGGCTAACTTGCTTGTTCGATGGCACTCTGATAGCAGCAGGGGACACACTTGACATTCTTGATGAAACAGCAGACTACGCCTTGACATTTTTCCCAGAAGGATTGCTCACTACCTCTGGGGATATAATTATGTTGCCAGATGGCTTGCTCTATTGGTCAGTCAAAGAGCCAAATCAGCCAGACAGAATTGCGGTTGTAGATCCTATTCATGGCTCTCTTGTGAGGATAAATAACGTAATGATTTCAGGTATTTATGGACTTGCGTACTCGGACGACAACCTCTATGGATTCACAAGCAACAAAGAGGTAATAGTAATTGACCAAGAGTCTGGTGAGATAAAAGAAACACATTCTTTATTAGCCCAGTGGTGGGGAGCAACAACAAATCCTATGCGCTGGCAGAAATAAAAGAAATAAACTTGACACTTCTCTCTTATTGTGTTATATTTATAGAGTAACTAACAAGGAGAGAACACAATGGGTGAACTGGTTTACTTAAATACATATCGTAATGATGATGAACTTGATGAACTAATGGACAGACACTTACAAGTACAGATAATAACAGAACTGAATCCACCAGGTATTGAACCATACCATGTTTCTACACTGGAGTCAAAATTGTCAGACTTTTTTGGATTGCGTTCCCTTATTGATAGTTTCGTAAACATCTCTAGGGGTGAAAGAGAAGATAACTATCATGACAAATTTTAACATTGGCGATTTGGTCGAAGTACTAGACGGCACACACCAACAAGAGTTACCTGATAACAGAACTGGCATCATCATACAGCAAAATGATGGACTATATGATATGCCAGAAGAAGGAGTGGGGATAAACGTCTGGTATGTTCACTTCACCAATGGCTGTATTTTGAAATTTCATGAGATGTTTTTAAGGAAGATAGTTGAATAAGTTTCAAGTAGGTGACTATGTGGTACGTGTATGGCTCTCTGATGAGCGTAGAGAGCGAAGAAAAACATATGACAGCAGTGCATTTGATTCTATTTTTATAATTGAGGAAATTGGCTCTGAGCACGATATGATGAAAGCCATTGATATAGAGTGGTGGCAAATCAGAGTACTTGCAACCAATACCACGCACTATAAAACCGTGAGGAAGAAAAAGACAATGGAACTGTCGCAACCAAAAGTGGGTGATCTGTGTCTTATTATAGACCCACGCCAAGGAATAGATGGTGCAGCGCAAATAACTAATGGTGAACCTATTAAGATCCATGGTGAATACAGCGATATATGTGTAGGAGATGTGTTGTTGGTATCTGGTACTAAAGAGACACAAACAGGTTGGCTACTTTATGTCATGAAGCACGGAAAAGAGCACATAATTCATAGCTTTTGGTGCAAGAAGGCAAAATAAAAAAGAAACTATATAGTACAACAATTAAGAGGAAATAAACATATGACAGGCAAAATATTCTTGGACGTAAGAAGTCCACAAGAATTTTTAGAAGAGAGTGTAAGTGAGAGCCTAAATATCCCACACGTGGTTATAATGGACAACCTTGAGCAATTGCCGAAAGACAAAGAGATATTAGTTTATTGTAGAACTGGTAAAAGAAGCCATTTGGTAGTCGAAATTCTCAAAAAACTAGACTACGACGCACTAAACATTTGCACTGTAGCAAATGCCAAAAGAATGCAACAAGGTGGGTAAAGAACTAACCGATCTTGTCCAAAAGATAAACGACGAAAATGAATCTGCCTTCGGCAATATAATTAATAACAATACGATCAACTAAAAAGGACAACAAAAGTGAAGATCACAAAAGCAAAATTAAAAGAGATCATCAAGGAAGAGAAATGATTTATTATGTAACTGAAGAAGATAGCTTAGACTATTGTGATAACCCAATGGTTGAATACTATCTTCATAGATTAGAAGATGAAGTTCAAATAACTGTAGCCCAATTCTGGGAGAAAGAGTTGGCAGTTGAAGTTATGAATTATCTAAACCTAGTTGGAGAAAATAAATGAACATATTACCGATAGAGTCAGCAGATTCAGAAGCACTGTTCTTGGAGCCTCGCAAGTTTTTTGATGCAGCCATCATGGGTGCATCCGATAGTTATAAATACGATCAGTGGGATAGGTATGGGCATATGAAAGTTGTTGTTTATAATTCCGCTATGTGTATTGAAGCCATAGAGGAGTGGCTTGATACAGATCACGAAGAAGCACTTGAATATTTCTGCTATAATACACTTGGTGCTTATGGTGGTTTGGGAACACCAATCTTCTTGTCAGAACCAGAAATAAGAAATATTGATATTCACGGAAGTAGAGAATGAGGCTACTTCATTTGTCTGATACTCATCGAAATCACGATCAACTGGTAATTCCCGACGGGATTGATCTTGTCATGCACTCTGGCGACGCAACCAACTATCGAGATCCATTTAAGAATGAAAAAGAGATGTGGGAGTTCCTTGAGTGGTACGGAAGCCTTGATATCCCAAACAAAGTATTTGTTTGCGGCAACCACGATAGTAGTGTAGAAGCAGGGCTAATAAAGAAATCGAACATCGAGAGTTTCGGTATAACTTATTTATTCAACGACGATGTGACTATCAATGGCTATAAGATTTGGGGATCGCCACATACTCCAACTTTTAATGATTGGTCGTTTATGAAATCAAGAGCAAAGATTCACAAAGTCTGGGACACAATACCAGAAGACACAGACATTATATTGACACACGGTCCACCACTTGGTATGCTTGATATCACGAACAGAAGAGATAATCTACAAGAACAGTGCGGTGATTCTGCTTTATTGGGGGCAATAAAAAGAATTGAGCCAGCTATAGTTGCGTTCGGTCACATACATAATACAAAGCGAGTTTATAATGCCGGCACAAAACAAATTGCAGGAATGAGGACTATTTTCAGTAATGCATCATGCGTTAATGATGGAAAGTGGGGAGTAATCACCTCACACGGCAATGTCATAGAACTACCCGATAAATGAAAGTTGGCGACCTCATAAAATGTGACGGTCAAATTGGTATAATCACAGAGATAAGAAATTATGGCATTGATTGTGCCGAGGTTATTCTTTATGTTGCTGGGGGTGGGTATTATAACTTTTCGTGGAAACAAGCCGCGTTTTGTTTTGAGATAGTATCATCTTGTGGGGATAATACTATTTAATATAACAACCTTAATGAGAGAAGCAAATGAATATAACAGAACATCGCTTAAAACAGATAATTCGAGAAGAAGTGGATAGAAATATATTAATCAACGAGGAAATGACACGACTGGTTGAGCAAGCAGCCGCTATGGACGCATACAAGAAAGCGGGCGGAATCAAATCTTCGGGAAACCAAAAAGAAAGTATCCAAAACACACTCAAACAAATGATCAAGGAAGAACTTCTATCAGAAGCCAAGTTCGAGAGAGAAGCCACT